CCCCTGTTCTTTCGTGATCCTGTGTGGCCTCGGCCAATACGTGAAAACTTGAGCTTCCATGATTCGGGGTCATCTTCTGTTTTACCCTCCATATCATTAATGATCTGAACTGCTTCTGTTATGCTCCCGGTGCGCTGGAGAAACATTCCATCATTAACATTCATTATATGTATTGCTTGCCCATTTGGTGCTCGCTTGAGCATGTAGCCACGACCACGCAGTTCAACGTTCACCTTGTAGATCGGATCATCCATTATTTAAATGTCCTTTCCATAAACTCAAGATTGCGCTGAAGGAAATTCATCCCCTCATGATAATTCTTGAGAATCTCTTCAATCACCCATAGTTGTCCACGAAGTCCCAGGAGAGCATCATAATTTGATTTGAGGCCTTGGACTGTCTGTGATGGTTCATCAGATCCTTCTTCGGCATCCATTGCTTCAAGTTTCTTAATCATGCTTTGATACCGGATCGCTAGCTCCGCAATTTTCTCTCTGAATTCATTCATTAGGGCACCAGTACCTTCAAGCCATCCTTCTCGGCACGATGGAAAAACTCAATGACAGCACGCAAAAGTGAGAAGTGATAATCTCCGCCAAAAGTGGCTGGGTGACCCACTCGTTCGCTATCAGCCAGGTTCTCCTCCCAGATCACCCATTTCTCTTCACCCTCAATTTGGCACAGAACACGACGCAGATACCCAGCCAAGCGATACCGCTCAGTCGTGAAGATCAGTTTTCGTCCAGCATCGTGCCATGTCCTGGAATCGTCAGGGTGATACGGAAGCACGCGAGGATGCTTCCGACGTTCTGGTCCAGTGTATTCACCACTCATAAATCTCTCCATGTGAAGGTGTTCTTGGGAAATGCGTCAACGTGTAAAGTCGCACATTGCTGGCAATGTCGCGTGGTCCAACCTTTACTCACCAACTCCACTTGTTGCGGTCGAAGGCATGGCACCAACGCGCCTCTGCGCCCCTCGCGCCAGCGAGACTCACAATGAGGCTCAACCTTTTTCTTTCTCATCGGTCAACCTCGCAATCGTGGCTCGTGCTTCGTCCTTGGTCATTCCGCCCATGATTTTTACAAACACATCATTCATCTTCAAGATGTCGCGAGCGATCTTGAGTTGATGTCTCTCTGGTACGCTGAGTTGTCGTCTCATACAATCGGGAACCGTCTGAAATATTGAAGCCCAGAGGGCAACCGATTCTCAATAAATGGCGCCAAATCTTTCCAGAATGTGACGGATACTTCATTACGACCATCATGTCCATGTTTGTTATATACGCAGTTCTTAATCCAGTGGACCACGAAGCCCGAAAACTTTTGCTGGAGTGTACGGTGTTCCTGGGAAATGCATTCAACCAGCATCTCAACCTTGCTATCATTCGCCCCATTCAGAAAGCGAATCAAGATATCCGAAACATGTTGTGGATTGCTCGTATCAATTTCCGAGCGCGGGTTTGGTGCCATGTCAGTCATTGGCGTGACCCCCATCTTTAAGGTCATCGACCAAACCTACCACATATGGTCGGCCATAGAACAGAAGCGATCCCTGTGGGAATGGTGCTCTGCGCGTCAGATCTTCTTGGTACCATGCGACGATCTTTTCCCTGTCCTCCTCAGGTGCGGTTCCAATTGCTTCATACTCCATCTGCGTATCAAAGGTAAACGTCACTCCGCGATCATGTGCTGCCTTCTCAGCAGTGACTCGATCACCTTTGATTACCAAGTTAATCTGTGACATCAGTATTCCTCCGGTTCAATTGTTTCACCAAGCTCCTCTAACTGCTCCTTGCCGTTGCCGCCATCTTCCGCCCATCCGCAGTAGCACCGGGCGAGGCCCAGGTGGTGATCGCATCCACCACATACGTACGCACCACAGTAATTGTTCCACCAGGCAGTATCCCCGCACTTGGGGCATTGCTTTGATTGCTCCATCATGCACCTTCCCTTCGGCCGAGAAGAATAAGAATCAGACCAATCAACCAGTCCATTGACTTCCCGGCCAGGAATCGAGTCAATTCTTCATTACTCAATCGTGGATCGCCAATATCAACAGACTCATACTTTTGTCCAATATTGGCCCTGATAAACACCCCCGTATCCATCATGCCTCCGATAGAATATTGTATCGGTGGAAAATGACAGCGACATATTCGGACCATGTTATTTGCTTATTGGTCCATATCCCCTTTATTTGCTTGTATCTATCATAGGATGTAATCATCACTCTCTCCCGGTGTAGTCTGTGATGTTCTCCCGCAACACATTGTGATTTTCCGTTTTGTACTTCTCATAATATGCTTCATAGATTTCGTACAACTCCAGAAGTGGGATGCGGGTGCGCCGGGAGATAGGCTTGCCCTTGTACTTGACCCCGGCGCGAGCGAGGTCATCTTTGGCAATGTAGCTTGCCTTAATGCGCCGAGTCATATACAGTCCTGTCTTGCGCTCAAGTGTGATCCCTGAGAGCGTCATGGCGATCCGCATGAACTCCACGCAGACCTTCCCTTCAAGTAACATTTGATTCTCCTGTAATCTGAAGTATGATCTCAGCTATCTCATATCGCATTCCTGAGAGCGTAGACTTCTGCTCATCATCTAGTCGTCCATCTCCTAAAGCATTTTGAATATTCATGTCTGCTCGTCGGAGCCATGAATGCGCTGAACGTTTCTTTCTGGGTTCAGTGGCCATAGTAGTACCTGCGAATTGCCGAATTGTGATATGCCTCAGCATCACCGTTCTCGGCTGCTCTTGTCCTCGCGTCGTTTGCGAGGTCAATCTGATCCTGTAACTCCTCCTCAGTGGGCTCGCGGATCTTGCCTGATCCGTGACAAGTGTTACACGTGACGTCATATGTCCCACGCATCATTTCCTCAAAGCTGTCTGGATCCTCGGCAATATCGTCCTGAGTCCAGACTGAACACGCAGGGTGAACGATCGTGCCTTCACCATTGCATTCGGGACAAATCACCCAAGGTTGCTGACTCATGCTGACCTCTTCCATAAGATGGTGATCACTGCTCCGTTGAAAATGCCCAGCCCCTTCAGACTCACATTGTCTCGTCGTCCATAGTCCAGCATGGCGCCATGCCAGTCGGACTTGGGTAACTGCCGGAATGGTAGCTCCACTTTAACAGGCATACCATTCTTCATCCTGCCCTCACAACTGACTACATCAATCAGTTTGTTACTGGGACTCTGCTCAAATCGCATACTTTGAATAGAGTCCAGCTCAGGGTGATTCCACGGAACATTATTCATATCGCAAATCTGTCCTTTCCAGAATGTATTTTCTCGCATAGTCACTCAACTCTGGATCTTCCGTGACTAGCTTTTTGAATCGGTCTATGTATGCTTGATCTGGCACTCTCGCATAGGAGAAGAAGTCAAGCAAATAGTACCCCACTTGCTCCAACTCCCGCTCCACCTGCGCATCACGTGCGCGATATTCTTGAAGGTTCATTGTGGTCTCCAGTTAGACGTTCTGACTGACGCGAACGATCCCATGCCAATCACCATCGTCCCCGCCCCAGACCTCAGCCCATGAAGTAATCCAGTGTCCGCAGCAATCGCCGCCTGCGTCGAGCACGGAGCAATGATGAGGCTCGTGAACCCCATACACGTGCTCAATGAACTCCTGAGCCTGCCCCTTCGTCGCGCCGGGATAGGGGAAGCTGATCCGTTGGATATAGCTGTCGCCATCCCGATCCCATTCACGCGGCCATTCCTGGATATTGTTATCCACCCACATGTAACTCTGCGGAAGATTCGCCTGTTCCCGCAGGTGAACTCCATTCACAAAACCCCAGACGTTGTGGAGCAAGGTATCTTGAGGATTCGCGAAGGCAGCCATGCCGGTCGCGATCCGAAACTTTTCTGCGCGCATTGTCTTATGCCTCCCCGTAAATGCCGTCATCGATGTATTCAGCGGCTTCTGCCTCTTCAAGATTGCCGTTCTCATCTTCAATCTGCATTAATGTTGGAAGTGCCCTAGCGGTCAAACGTGAAGTGATTTCGTCGTGGGTGAGGCCACGCTCATCGATGTCATCCAATTCAAACTGCCAGTCACCGAAGAACTCAGTGAGGATGATGTCGCTCCAACCGGGGCGGATGATTCTGTAGGTCTGAATGACGGTGGGATCGTTGCCCTTCGTCGTGCGCGTGCTGTACTGAATCTCGACGCCTTGAAGCGTAAAGCTCCTGCTGCTCCTCATGATATCCTCCGGGTCGGCCGGGGTTAATTGGTTGCCGAGGGGGTCGGCCCCTCAGGCGTTGCCTTCTATAGTGCGGGGCGTTCGTCTCCCCGCTATCTAACGATACTATACAGCAGGAAAAAGCGAAAGATACCAGCAGTTGCGCGTTCGGAAAAAACGAAACGGCCTCTAATAGAGGTTAGAGATCACGGACTGCCGCTCCCGAATGGTCTCGTAAAATGCCGCTGACGGGAAGTTACCCACCACGTGCACTGCCGCAAGGTTAATCATTCGTTCTCGTGTTTCAAAACCAAGATAGGCGGCAGCAACGGGGCCGGTCCAGATCAACCATTCCTTTGGTTCTCTGACTCCGAGCACGACCCAGCAATTCCCTCCGGCATCCCATCTGTTCCTGAGCCATTTGCGTTGGGTGTCTCGGAGTTCATGAGGCAGATGCAGAACAGAACTGGGCTTCCCTCTGAACTTTTGCATGCCCTTCATTTCTACCCAATGCTCCACTCCCTTGATACATTGGGTTACATCTGGCGTGCCGCTGCCCACTGCATTCTCAATGCGTGATCCGTGATACCTTCGATCAAATTTCCTGAGTTCTGTAGTCATGTCGCCATAGGCTAAAATCTCACAACCCATCGGAATCCCCCCACATTGATTTGATTGGTTCAGACGTCATGGTTGCTATTTTTGGCACGCCGTTTGCGCTTGCGATCGAGCTTATCTTCAAGCATTGACTCATATTGATTTTCAGTCAAAATTATCAACGCATCCTCATCCATTGGCAAATTGATCTTTTTGAAGTATGTCCGGGTCCGGGCGATTGCTGCCTGAGCGAGTTTTTTTGTCTCAAACGTTGTCGGTGCCATCTCATCCCGAACATGAAGTAAGACCCCATTCGCCGGCCCATCCTTCACTGCATACAATCCATGCTTCGGGCCAATCAGCACGCACATAATTCCGAGGCAGCTACTCTGAACGAAGCACTTCATGCTTCGGCCTCCTGAGTATGACGACGGTCTCCCTCATGAAGTCTTGGCGCCCTTCGTCTCTGTTTTCTCCGCTTATTGATTTTTGAGTTTCTCCGGTTAAGATTCTGTTCAGTTGTTGTAGCCCATCGGCAGTTAGACGGCGTATAATGACCCCTTGGATCAATTCGGTCAAGGGAGGTTCCAGATTGTCGTTCACCCAGGTCTTTGAGAAAGTTACTAAATGAGTAGAACCATCGTTTACAGACACGTATCCCCCTCCCACCATACTGTTGGTAAAATTCACTGTTTTTGTTATAGCAACGATCCTTCATATGCTGCCATGATTGGTAGGTTGGACTCTTTGGTCCATGTCGTGGGCTATGCCCATGCTTAGTCCCCATTGATGCACTTCCCGCATAACCCCACTTCATATCGCTTTAGATCAGCCCCGCAATTCGTACATTGCACCAATGCATCAGTGCACCATTGCATCAATCACCCCCAGTAATGTGAACTCCAGGCGTGAATGGAATCTCCGTGTCATACCGACTGATTATATTCTTCTCAAAAGGAAGTGTGATGAAAGAATAATCAAGTAACAACTTCTCAACACACCGCGTCGAGTCAACTCCATTAGAATAAAAGTGGGAAATCGGTCGCATTACAAATCCAGTATTCTCAGCAGAATACCAGAGGCCAAATGCTGCACCAGATATAAGAGCAAGTAGCCAAGATGCTAATGGCCAGAAGTTCACTTCTTGCCTCCCTTCTCCTGCTGCTGAACACGCCAGAGATTCAGCCGCGTGCGGTGGGTACGGGTGTGCCGAGGGAAGTTAACCAACCTACATGGTGCACCCTTGGGTGATTTACAAGTTGGGCAGGCCACTGCACTTACCGCAGGATGCGTTATGCCGGGGTAGGAGTCACCCTTGCGCTTCCGATCATCGGCCATTGCGATCCATCCTTTCGAGGAGTTCAAGGTCTTCAGCCGTCACGAGTGCACCAACCACCTTATCCCGCGCCATGACGCGGTAGCGTTTTTGCTTGGTTGTGACATTTCCAATCACCTCGTGCCAAAGGTACTTCAGATTAGTCGTGGTGATTCGTTCTGTTACCATCTTCCGTTCTCCCCCGTGGAATGTACTTACTTGCCATCATGCAGAGCTTATCAGGCTTTGTTGGTGAAAGATACAATGGGCAATACATTTTAGCATAATTTATATATTTATGGTCGTATTTTCCACATGCACATTGCTCTCCGATTTTACGGTAAAAGTGATCATGCAACACGCCACGTGGCCGACACCAACCTGAAGTTACTTCGGCCATTCATCAGTCTCCAAGTTGCGATACTTCTCAATGTAGACTTTCTGCCACTTAGGCTCAATTTTCCCCTTCCAGAGAAACCAATCACCAACTTTGGCTTCTTCAATGATCTTCTTGCCGATGGCAGAATACTGGAATCGGCCAATCGTCGCAAACACTAATCCAGTATCATCCTCAAGTACCAAGTTGAGAAAGAGGTTATTGCGTTTGATCACTCTGCCGCCTCTGGCGGCTAGAGAGTGCGCCTCGTTCATATCCCGTTGGTTCTTTTCTCTGATCCGAGCAATAAAGACATACTCACCTGGCTCCGACATATCTTGGCAAAAGCTGATTGCCCCACTATGGACGTTGTACTTCGGCGGATCAGCGTAGAGGTCCGCGAATCGCCGCTGGCCGGGGAAAATGTCGCCGTAGGGCGTCTGTGCAGCCTCTAGGAGCGTGCGTAATCCTCGGGGGAGACTTCTGGCCGCGCCGTTTCCGCGACACCTTAGAATCTGCTCAGCTTTCTTCGGGCCAACACCTTTAATATTCGTCAACCCACCAAGTAGCTTCCCATCCACTACACTCCATGTCAACCCAGATTTTTCAGAATCCACAGGAACATATTCTAGCCCAGCCTTTGTGACTTCTTGGAGCATTTTGATGCTTTGTTCTTCATCAGATGCATTCCGTAAACATGCGGCGGCAAACTCAAGGGGGTATCGGGCCTTAAGCATCGCACACCAGTAACTAATGAGTCCATAGCTAACTGCGTGACTCTTATTGAATGCCCAAGAGCCAAAAGTGCAGATCTTGTCCCAGACATTCTTTGCATCAGCTCCGACCATGCCTTGTCGGATCGCTCCTTCAACGAATCGCTCAAGATATTTTCCAAAGAATTCATCCCCCATTGATTTAGACATTGCCCGGCGAATCGTCTGGACATCATCCCATGACAATTGCCCGATGTGCCTACATATCATCATTACCTGTTCTTGATAGATGACGGTTCCGTAGGTTTGTTCTGTGAATGGTTTCGCAACTGGATGGAGATAACTAACTGGACTAGCGCCAATACGACGAGCAATAAACTCGTTAGCAGCCCCACAATGTAGAGGGCCGGGGCGAGCCAGTGCGGTGATGACAGCGACATCATCGAAGCTCCTTATCTTCATCTGCTTGGTGAGAATCTGAAGTGCCTTACCTTCGTATTGGAAAATTCCAGTAAAGCGTTCCTCATTAAAAACCTCAAATGCCTCGGTGTCATCCAATGGGTAATGGATGAGCCAATCTCGATCTTTACCAATCTGATCAAGCGTGTCTTGGAGGACTGATAAGGTTCGTAACCCCAAGGCGTCAATTTTGAGGATGTTGAGAACCTCCGCGGATTTCTTATCAATCTGGGCTGAGCCGCTATGATCGATGGCGGCGTAGCGAGTGACCGGATCATTGGTAACGATGACTCCAGCAGCATGAGTCCCAGAGTACTGAGCATGCCCCTCCAATTCGCCTGCCAAGGCAAGCGACGGATATTTCTTGAGCATTTCCTTTCCAATGTCGAGCGTCTCAAATGTATCAGCGATGCAGAACTGCGCTCGGGCATCTCCACTGCTCCTCTCAATTATTGCTCCCTTGAGGTCTGCGACTTCGTACATGGGAATGCCGACTGTTTTTGCCACATCACCAATGGCAGACTTAGCCTTGTATGTGAGGATGGTCCCAAGCTGTCCAACACGCTCAGCTCCATATCTGGAGGACAAGTGCTGAGCGACCAACTCTCGTTTGTTATCCTGGAAGTCGATGTCAATGTCGGGTAGATCGGCACGTGTGATGTCGATGAAACGTTCAAACATAAGGTCGTGTACGATTGGATCCACGTCCGTAATGTCCAGAAGGTAGCAGACCAAACTCCCAGCGCTGCTGCCGCGAGCAGGGCCGACAAGCATATGTTTCTTGGCTTCTTGAACCAAATCGGCAATGACATAGAAATAATCCTCAAATTTCTTCGTATGGATCATCTCCAATTCCAGCCAGAGGCGATCATTGTAAACTTCATCAGCCATAGACCATTTGCCACTTGGTTTACGATGCGTCTTGAACCCTCGCCGCTTACACCCTTCCTTACACATCTGCTCTAGTGTCTTAGGCCAGTCCATCTTAACCATTGTCGCCTTCGGCATCGCAACATCACACTCAGCTGCGATCCGCTCGGTATTCAAAAACTCCTCACGTCCCGCCTCGGGGCAAGCGAGCCGAAGTTCATCCTCATTCAGAATATGCTGAGGACTAGTCCTGCCGGGAGCACCGAGGCCCTTCTTGCCGGGACCAAGACCACTCAATATTTCCCACGCCACTCGATCGCTGACGGTAGGATAGAGATTGTCGCAGCAAACGACTTTGCTCCACCCCTTCTCCTTCATTGCCCTTCTGTTCCATGCAGGGTTCGACGGATTGATTTCCAGATAGACGTTCGGACGGTTCCTGAGGAGATCAATCCTGGCACCAGATCCCGATAAGTAGACCAAGTTGCGCGTTTTAGTTGCTTGATTGATATCAGCGTAGTCGAGTCGTGGCCAATGGTAGAACCGGGGTGCTTGATTGGCCATTGTGATCCACTCATATAACTCCTCCAGCCCTCGTTGATTCCTAGCAAGGAATGCACCGTACACTCCGCCACGCTTTTCCTTCTCATCCTCATGTGAGGGGATCACATACACTTCGCAGCCAAGTAGAGCTCTCCGTTGCCTGGCTTTTGCCGCCTTATAAAAGATCGCGTGGCCCCATGAACCTGGGTCCGTTGTGGCAACGGCATCTCCTTCCGCCGAATCCAGCACCTTCTCTACTCGGCCAAAGGCCCGGCGGAAGCAATACTCAGATCTTAGGCGAAGCTGAATCATTTGAACTCGGGGGTGTGCGTTTTAGCCCAATCTCGGACATCTTCTAATGTATCAAAAATCTGTGGATCAGTTACTCCGCCATCATTATTATTCCAACCACGAAGCTCCCATGCTGTTCCGTTGTTTATTTCATTAGCTTGCCAATACATATTCCAAGCAATATAGCAACGCCAGATATTACTTCTTGCCCCTGAAAGATTTTTGAGGTGAAGCCATTCGCCAGGCTTCACAGAGGGTCCATTTCCACAAAGGTCGCACGTTCATAGCTGTGATATGTCTGTCCATCTGACTCAAACTCACAATCATATTTCCAGTACACGCCAGCAATACCGATGATATCAGGAGGTGTTGTTTCCTTGATTTCCCAGGCGCGAGCCTCCCCGTTCTTGTAATCTTCAAGTTGTATAATCATGCTGCCGCCTTATGAGCTGTGACGTTGCCCTCAAACTTCGCCAATGCTTCCTCTTTCGTTGCCGCACAGACGCATCCAATCGCCCGATCATCTCGTTTGATAATCCACCAGATCACAGTCGTTTCTCCTTCCTCATGGCTTTCACAACTTCGTGAAGGGTAATCACATCAGCCATCGCTCGGTGCGCCTTGTGTTCTGGTGGATGTCCATAATAATGAACATAAAGATCATTCAAGTTGAAATACTTACCACTCAAATCTTGTGTCAATTCTACGGTACAGTAGTGTACTGGCGGCCACGGGAATTTGGTGATCTTGTCGATGCGCGTAAGTTCCCATAACATAATTTGTACATCATAGGGAAGATTATGGCCAACAAGAATCTGCTCCCCGAGGAAAAAGTCAACCAATGTATTGAACCATGCCGCGAATCGCTTCGCATCTTTGACCATTTCATCAGTGATGCCTGTTATCTCAACATTCTTTGCCGGAATCGGTATACCAGGATTGATCAATGTTTGGAAATCTTCTTTTAGCTTCAACGTCTTATCATCAATCTTCCGAAGTGCAATTTCAATGATTCGTGGTTGTCGCTCCAAGGGAGCAGCCGTGATCTCATGGAGGCCTGTACTCTCCGTATCAGCTAATATCATCATACCGCCTGATGAACCGAGGGTTAGCCGAGAAAAATGTCACCTCGTCCATAGGTGCATTCTTAACTGCCGAATCAATTAGCATTTCAGGAAAGAGTCCATCTTGGTGATCCCACTCAGGCGACTGATAAAACTCTCGCACCCATCTCCCGGCATTTGCGTAAATCAGATCATGACTATGTAGTGCGTCGTCGTCGCCTATTTTGTGGATGGTGTGTATTGTCGGATTCTGATGCTGTCTGGCTGGGAAGTAGCCCTGATCAAGCACTCTATATCCCGCAATAGTCTCTTCAAGAGAGGACTTGAACGACCAGGACCATTGTGGCCACAGGTAGCCTCTATTGAGATTGCGGATGAATAAGCCTTTGTTAGTGGTGATAAGGCCATTGCTAGTAGGTCTGATGCTACGGCCAAATCCTGTTGGTGCTGTCGTATGGCATTGTACAAGTCCGCACCGGGGATAATGGAACATATAGTCAAGGACTTCGGCGTAACATCGTCCGCTGGTGAGTCCATGTGGAATCTCCTCTGTTCCAAGTCCCTTATAGAAGCTCATATTATCATCTGCGAGCATGTAGATTGATGCATTGGGAAAGAGATTCGCCGCTTGCTGCCGAAAGTAACACATTCTCGGAGGTGATTCAGCGGAGTGAAGAATAGCTCGCAAATCTAAACCTTCACTCATGGCAATATATTTTGCCTCTGCGAGTTTTACCTCAGTCCATGGCTCTTGGGCACATATAAGAATCTTGATATCCAATCGCTCTAGTCCACTCCTGAGATATGGAAGGCTCGGGCTGAATTTCGTGAAGTAGTCATCAGGATTATTTGATGGCAGAATAATCCCAAGGCTCATCGTTCGGAAGATATCATCATTAATCACAGCCAATTCCCCCACTTGTTTTGTTCCCGTCGTCCACGGATGAAGAATCCGCCGAAGTTGATGAGATCCCATGCGTCATCCTCACTGGCGCCCTCGGTTGGTTCTTCACCAAAGAATTGACGAAACAACCTTGCCGCCTTTTTGCGTATATCATAGAGAGCGCCCATCCAACCAGATTCCTTCCACTGATCCTTGTATCTTTTATTGCGCTCATCGTAGAGTGACATAGCTTCCATGAAGACATTAAACTGTGCTAAATTAGAATCAGTTGGTTCAATGCCATTATACTGAAGGAACACATCGCCAAATACTTCTCCAAGCAATTTTAAGTCTTGTACAGCAATGGCCGTTAGTTCAGTTTCATAATTCCGTAAATCATCATTATTCATGACTGGGGTCATACCCGGCGGGGCATCAGGTAGATCGGCTGAATAAGCAAACCGCATCGCCAAGCGACTAACGACGGTGTGCGCTAGATGCTCCGCAATCGCACGGCGTGCATCAGCATACCGAATGGACATATCAGGCCTCATCGCTGACCTCCCGCGAGTTCAAGATTGGCCCCTGAAAGATACCCCGATTCATCCTTGAGAAGATGTTCAATCGTTCGCGCAATATCTTTTGGCTGGAGCCAACGATGGCGCGGCAGTACCGCACCCCAGTATCCTTCTGCCTCCTCCCGAGGGACATTTCTATATGACATGATGCCTTGGATTGTATCCTCAGTCATTGGCGCACCCTCCGTATTGGATGGGTGAACACAGAAGACATCATATCCCTTCGGTGCCAATTCCCAAGCGAGACACCGTGTCAGCATTGCCAATCCTGCTTTACTCGCGCAATAAGCAGCCGAGGCATTCAGCACGTGATTATACGCCATGGACCCGATAAAGATGATCTGTTTACGCCACGGGAGTCCAAGTGTACGATTCACGAAGGAATGAGCCACAATGGCCGATCCTGTTAGATTTACATCAATAATTCTGGTTATATCCATAATGCTCATATTCTCAAACCACGACATCGCATTTACACCATGAGAACAGATAAGCGTATCCATTCCGGCGAGACTTGTAAAGTATCGTTCAACCTGATCTGGATTCGTGACGTCAAGTTGATATTCAGCAGGATAGTGAATCGAGTGGTATGGTATTCCCGTAAGCATCTCCACAATGGCCTGACCGATACTTCCTCGCTTGCTTGCGCCGGTGACGACTGCGGTACGATGCGAGGGGGCGCGAACAATCCGCACCGCGTAATCATGTTGTTTCTTCTGATCCTTTATGTACATTCCAGAAATTTGATCCTTCTTCATCAGTATGCTCCCTCCTGAACCTGAAAGCATACGAAGCCTAGCTGTCTCCACATGCGGACCATTTTGTCTCTATCCTCCATTATGAAAAGGACATTATCCTTTGTTAGCCCTGCGTCGGCCGCGAGGGCTGGCTTAACGAGGTCATCAGATTGATAATTCCCCTCAGGGCGCATCAAAAGACGATCCCAATCAATAGCGTGTTTTCTTAGCCAATCCATTGTCTCATCTCGATACTCCTCAGGCCGGCCCGTACATAGCGCAATGCGAACTCCATATCCTCGGATTGCTCTCATGATGATACTAATGGCTAAATTGGGAATATCATCTACAAGTAATGCATGAAACTCGGCCCATTTCTTTTTTGGCTCCGAAAGAATGTGAAGCCGATGGGTAATATCACAAAGAGTACCGTCCAAGTCTATGATTGCCCAAATAGTCGCGGGCGGAACGGTCGCGGGGGTCGAAAGCACGTTTTTCAGCCTCCTAGGCGCCTGTATGCAGCTGCGTCTCTATCTCGGACGGACCCGACTAGCCCCGGAATCCGGGACATTTCCTAGCTCCTTATTGGATATTCTAGATTGCTGCGTAGCTTTGTAATAACCATTTTCTCCCTTGCCATAAGCAGCTATCATACACCATCCTTTATCGGGAAGATAATACACAAACCAAGGTTCATGCGGTGGGAACCTCATGGTACTTCCCCTTCGTTCTTATGTTGCTTCGGCACAGCCTCATACCGTAGCTCCTCCCACTTCTGCTTTACCCACCACCGAGGAGCCGGGTGAGCTGGATACTCCATGGTATGGAATATCTTGTCCTTGAGACCATTCTCAGGATTGGGAAGTATTGTGAGAGTCCGTTTGGTCTGAGCCTCATCCCATCGAAGTCCCGTCTCAGGGTTCAGGAGCGGACCCTTAATTGGACACTCCATATAATTTGGGAACGCACACACCCCGAGCGCCACGCAGTGGACTTCTATGAACTGCTCGGCCCAAGGATGAACTTCAATCACTCGCTTACGCATCTCGCGGAAGATGTCTTGATACTCACCCTGAGTGCGAGTGCAAAGCCTGATCTTGGCCATATCTGAGAGGGCACGTAATGAAAACTTCGCCACGATATTTGTAGCGATATTTGTTGGAAGGACACCCCTCGCATCTTGAGGATTGACTCCCTTTTCGCGCATCTTGGCATAGGCGTGTTCAGCGGCGAGCATTCCCCAATCATACCAATTTCTACCGCTGGACATGTCCGGGGATGTGTTGACCGTCTCATCCAAGTCAAGAAAATCAATCCCGTATTCGGATGTCTTGGTAAGCGGAGAATCATCCTCACCCAGATCCTTCTCCCGAAGCTCATTCGGGACCAGATAATCAAATCCCTGCATGTCTACTGTTCTCTGCGATTGCTGCGCGTAGGAACCTTGTCGCGTCCGAACAAACTGATGAGTAAAGGCCCGCGATACGCCCGTCAACAAAAAAGTATAATCCACAAATTCCCAACTGCTCTGAATAGTCCCACGCATGTACGCCAGTTCCTTCAATTTCTGCTCCATCGGCCATTGCCGAATCTCCTCCAGCATCTCGGGGTTAAAATCCAGCCGAGTCTGCTTCGTCATCAGCATGATATCTAGCGCATCAGGTGTATAGGTTAGCAACTTGACTGTCATGTTAATGCCGGGAGTTCAGAACGTGTTTCTGCCTTATACGCAGCATTTACATTCTCCACTGCGTCGAGAATATGATTGCTAAACTCTTCATCATTTTCATTTTCAAGTATCGCGGCCCCTTCAAGCTCATTAAGACGATATGCTGTATCGGCAAGAAACTCTAGCAATGCCTCGCGAGTAAGACTGCGAAACCACTTTTTGGCTTGCCGTTTCTTTTCCAATGCCTCTTGGATATTCATTCGACATGAACCTTCCCGGCCAGTGCGCCGATCAATAGGTACACGAGTGCCAGCGCGAACGAGCAGGCGTAGATGATCCCCATGATGGTTAGGAATTCACGCCACATATTGGTCGCTCCCCCGGCACGAAGCCGGCTGTTGTTAGCTATTGTGGTGGTGCATTCGGCGGTGATACTGATCCTTCTGGGTAACGACGCGGTCAATGAATTTCACATCATCTACTACATCATCAAGGAGAATCTGTCGCCATGTAGCGAATCGCCCGAGGCTCCAGATATCATACTTATCCGTCATCCCGATGATGAATGCCTTACGCTCCATCTCATCAATTGGAAGCAACTTACCGTAAAACTGTGCTTTGATATACTCTTCATGATAATGAATAAGCGGCTTCATATTCCATTTTGGATGATAGATTCCGAAATCATCCAGAACCTTCATCACATCCATCTGTGCTATTTCCCTCTCTACTGACTGAATGTATTCTAATGAGAGGCGGTTGCCCGTCAAAGAGGCTCGATAGTAGTCACGCCTCCGGTCTGGATAATAAATTGTCTGGTACAAACTGGCTGGTGGATCTTCAACATATGCCGTAACGGTCCATATTCGCTTATGCTTGAACTCAGGAATCGCCGGCCATTCAACCATCTTCATTAGTGTCGGCATCGGAACAGTGCTAATGATCGTGCCATCCTCGGGCTGATTAATATCAAACTCATCCCGAGTTGGATTCCACTTGTACCCAAACTGGATGTTCAGATTACTTTCCATCTGACTTATGAAATCCTCAGGAGCAATATATCGCTCGCCAGGACTCAGATCAAGTACTGATCGGTCGAGTGCTTCGCCAGTTACCTTGATTGAATACTCATTATTGTCCGCAAGACTCGGCCGGTCGGAAAGGCCCTTGCTTGTCATAACTGCTTTGCGGACATAGACCTTGAGGAAGGGGATGCCCGTTGCCTCTGAGACTTTCGGCGTCTTGAAGCGCAGGAGGGCCGCATGGTTATTTGGCAAGGACTCCTGCGCTTCCACGATGAGTGGCCGGTGCCGGCGGAGTATATGCCCCGCCAGCAGGCCGGCCATCCCAGCACCGACGATCAGCACTTACTTAAGCTCCACCTGCTTAAGCTCAATGCTGCCCTTCAGGTCAACGCGCCGGCCACCACCCGAGATGTAATCTTCATAGGTGATGCCGGGCTTGTTGCGAACCACTTCCATGGAGCGGTGGCCGTGGGTGCCCTCGCGCCGAGGGTTGTCCTTGCTCACCAGGCTGATGCGCTTCCCGGCATACTCATCCGGCTTGGCCTCACGCTTGGGCTTCTCAGCCGTCGCGCCCTCGCCAGTGGCCTTCTTCGCACCACGCATCTGACGAACGTTGCCCGCGGGAGCCTCTGCCGTGGCGGTGTCGCCGCCAGTGTTCTTCTTCGCCATCTGTCCGTTCTCCTCGTTGATGATAGAGTCACTGGGATCATGTGGCTGTAACGTCCCAGTGCGTACACAGGCCGCCCAAAGGCAGCCATACGCAGCTAGGACAAGATCATCTCGTCCCATCTGCGTTACCTTCGGCGCATCATCCCTTCCGGTGCGCACGATATTCATTAACTGTCCCATCTTGAGTCGAGACAGTTCAACCTTGGAGTAGCGAATGATAATGGGATTCTTGGCCGTCTTGGCAAAGATTTCTGCCCGATTGCGCCGGGTGAAACCTTTCACGCTGATCCCAAATTTTTGGCTGGGATCATCTGATACTGTGTAATAGAGATAGTCGGCCATGAACTCAGTCATCTCCCGTTCTCACTTCACTGAAACAACAATTCCATTCTTCAATGTCGCTGCTGCGTACCACGTATGAGGCTTGGGGTAGTGCGGACCTTCTAAGTCAACAACTCCATCTGTCGGAATGGAAAATCCCATATTGTTTGGCTGATACACCTTGACTTGCTTTCCTGCCTTAACATCTTCTTTGAGTGCCTTCTTGGTCTTATAGTCGGTGACGGTATACATTGGTGTTCTCCCGTTCTTGGGTTCGGTCGCTCGCCCCGAGCGCGTATAGAGAACCTACGTGCATCAGCGGGAAAAGTAAATACCCATCAGGGTGCGAGTTTTATTTGGCAGCCCAGAGAATCAGACTTCCTGTTAAATACTCTTACAACCGCATCACTAAGATCAAATCCAGAACGCTGAGCAAGAAGATCAAGATATATGAAGACATCCGCGAGTTCATCTTCCAGTTGTTCTTGAAGCTGCTCCTTGGTTTCTTTGTTACCACGGATGCCGTCGCGAAACCTGTTGAGTTTCTTCGCAACATTCGCTGCCTCTCCAAATTCACCTAGCATCGCAGTGAACCAATCGGAAAGTGACCAATCATTTAAGTTGTGATTGAACCCTTCCGGGTGTTCACAACGTAACCGATTGACATGACTAAAGTTCTTGAGGTTCATAAATTTTCTCCTGCCAGCCAATTGTTAACATGAAAGGCCCGATACTGACGGTAATGAACCATTCATCATATGTTCCAAAGTTAATGCCGAAGCCCACTTCCCACCATTTCCAATTTACATCAAGTTTAATCTGAAATGGATATCTCATTCTTGCTCCTGTTCAGCTGCACATTTCTTGTGAACTGGATAGCCTTCGCGATAAGTACAAATTTCACCCTCCTGTATTAATTCATTACATATCAGGCACATAGACTCATATCGTGCTTTGAATTCAGAGCTCATACGCCACAGTGGTTTGAGGCTCGATGATATGGAGCGAGTGTTTTGCCCGGGTGACTCCGACATAAAAGACTCGGTGTTCATGATCTGGATTCAGATCAGCCGTATATTGGGTTTTGGCGGATATATCTGTAGAGAGAACAACATGGTCGGCTTCTGCGCCTTTGACTCCATGGATCGTTTCAATCCTGACTCTGGGTTCCTGTGTGAGACGCTCTCCACGCCGTAAGCAGGCAACGTAATAATCCCTGACTCTACGAGGGATTTCGGCCATGGATACGTGCCATATTCTTTCCCAGGGCCATTCAGGAAAATTGTCTTTCGTGTATTTCTGGGTTTCTCGGAGAGCAGGTTTTGGAACGCCAAGAAACTTCGCAACGAGGCGAAGCTCTGGAGCAAGTGCTGATTGAAGCTTGCCAGATCGTAGCCCTTCCCATGTTTTGATTGCGACGATATGTTCCGGGTTGACGCTCGATCCAGCGCGAGTGCGATACGCGACTCCAGCCGATTCACACAATCCCTCGTAATTGCTGAGCATATAGCCATTTCTAGCGAGCAAGAGCCAGTTTCCACTGGAGAGATCAACGCTGTCTGCTGAACGATGGTAATCAACGCTTCCGGGGCGTTCACTGGGCTGATAATCCTTTGGGAATCGATGTTCAATTCGGTTGACGACTCCCTGGGCGAGCCGAAAAATTGACGCAGGTAGTCGGTGGGATGTAGGCAATATTTCATGCTTTCCTTTAAGACCCAGGAAATATTCGACATCTGCCCCGGCCCATCGGTAGATCGCTTGGTCATCATCTCCCCCTACATAGACTCGTGAGCATTGCGAGAATGCATGCTCGACCATTCGCCATTGCGCTCTGGTTAAATCTTGGGCTTCATCAATAACAGCAACATCGATGGGAAGTGGTGAATTATGGGCCACATAAAGGTGGAGCATGTCCGTAAAGTCCACTTTTCCCATTTCCCGTTTATAGGCATCAAGAGTGTCAGCGAAACGCTTAAGTCTGAACCACTCAATGGGGTCTCCAAGGTCGTGCCATGCATCCTCAAGACTTTGACAGGTGGTTGAGCCATAATCAACGACTCGTAACATTGAATCTCCAATGTTCCGCACCGCATCAGCCATTGTAGGGATGAGCGCAGTATCAACTTCATATGTACCTTTCATCGGCTCTTTGACTATTCGGCTGAACAGCTTCCAATCCCGAGGCCCGAGGACTTCATCATGTGACATTCCCAGAGAGTGATAGGCAAGGGAGTGTATGGTGCGAAACCAAGGGAGATCATTCTTGGGATCAAGAGAGAATAAATTGGATGCTCGGTTTCGAGCCTCTTCTGCTGCTGCGCGAGTAAATGTGACAAAGGCAATTCGCCCTGGAAGAACGCCTCTGGCAATTTCATCGGCAACAATAGCAAGTAGTCGAGTTGTTTTGCCACAACCTGGCCCTCCCAAGATCACATTGAGCTTATCATTATCAAACACGAGGAAAATGCCTCGTCATAAAGTTTCGCAAGTCGGCTGGAACCCAGAGATGCCCGGAATCCACTGCTCGTTGTTCAGATCCAAATATATATGATAAGTCCAAAAGATCATTCGGAAACGAATACCACTGGAATAACGAACCACCCCGCTCGGCTTTGCGTAGGTACATACCCGTTGGGCGTCCACCATCTTCGGTTCCAATCGGCCACCATGATCTTTTGATTGATCGTTCTTCTCGATCACTCGGCCCACCTCGGCATATGAGAAACAAAGGCTCTTGAAACGGCTCCCTCGGCTTTCTCATGACTTTGTCTCTTTACAAAATTCGTGGGGATGAATATTCCACGGAAGATGGCACTCCCCGCATATGAAGTTGCCTATCTCCTCATAATATTGACAGTCGTGATTACAGACTGTTTGATGAAGTCGATGGTAATCTTCGTGAAGCTCAGCGTGGCCCCTCAGGTCTATCTTTTCGTGCGCCATCTAGTTGTCTCCAGTTATCGTGACACTCCTGGATCTCACGAGAAATGCTCTGCGCAAACTTCGCCACTTCATCAAGATCATTGAACGTCCGAACATCCCGCAACTTGATCTGAACTTCAACACCTAATCTGGCAACTCGGGGGAGAAGTCCGTTCTCAACCCATTGTCGCCGCTCGCCTGTTAATAGGATGCCGTCTAGGTTGCTCATGCTACGATGGTCATCCTTTCCGACGCTCGGGTGATCGCTGTGTAAAGCCACTTGCGCCGAAGCCTGGGATCCCAGGCTCCGAAACCGTCATCCGCCAAGATGACATCCTCCCACTGTGAACCTTGTGATTTATGAACGGTGAGCGCGTATCCATAATCAAACTGCTCTAAGTATCTATCAATGAAATCCGTCTCGGCCTCGGGGTCCGAGTAACGCTCGAAAGTTACCCCCGCCACGGCTACATCCGGTAGAGCCATTCCTTCGTACAGCACCCCCATAGAGATACACTCGTCATCGATACGTAACGCATCATCCATTGCATATCCAATCACACCATTCAGAAGCCCAAGTTCATGATTATTTTTCAGGCAAACAAGTTTGTCGCCCTTGACTGGCAACTCACCATCTCGACCCTGACTCCGACGAATGCGAATGTTTAGATTACGACGCACGGCGTTCTTGCCGGTAAGTACCTGAACATCCATGGGAAGACTATCAAAGTCAATGGTGCCTCGACGGACTTTCCGTACCCTTCCCTCATCAGCAAACGGCAACCGCTCACCTTCCCTGACCATAGTGGCCCACTTGATAATTGGATTATCAGCAGCTTGCCGATGAATCTCGGTAAGAACATGATCTGGCTTATTCTGCGTAAAATACCCAGCGCCCTGAACTGGGGGTAGTTGCGCCGGATCACCGAGCACAAGCACTGGTTTGTTAAAGTACAACGTGTCGTTCGCTAAGGGTGTATTTATCATCGAGCATTCATCAAGGACCAGTAAGTCTGCTTCCCGCAATTCCGATTCATCATTCAGACTGAAGATTGGACCCTTGATCTCTTTCTTGAGTGCCGCAATTTCCTCCTTGATTTCCTTCGCCAACTTATCCTGTGCCTTCTGATCACCATCAGTTATAATTTGCCCAGATAAAACAGTTGCTAATGTACGTCGTAACTCCTTCACCTTCTCTTTGCGTACATCATCTGACGAGCTATACAAGATTGAGTGAAGGGTGCGTGCATTCTCACAGCCGGCCTTTCTAAGCACACTCGCAGCCTTGCCAGTGAAGGCGGCAAAAAGAACATTTCCACCAATCATGCTGGCTAGATATTTTGCGAGTGTGGTTTTGCCAGTGCCTGCGTAACCAGCCAGATAGAAATATGGCTTGTTACGTTCCTTCAGCCACTGACCCACCTTGTCCAGTGCTTGGGCTTGGAGAGGACTGAACTCCATCTTTCTTCTCCCGTTCTAGGTAAAGGACCGGCACATCCACGTCCACTTGGACTGATCCTACTTTCATTTCCAGAATCACCGTTGGGAACTCTTCATCAATTTTCTTATATGCCATCCAGTTAATCACATTTGGCACTTCATTCCCATTCAGGAACACCTGAGTCGGTCCTGTAATTGCTGCTCTGATAACTATTCTTGGATTATCGCTCATCGTACCCTCACAAATACAATGAGGATAACGAGTGCAACGACGAATATCTCCATGTCCTAAATCCTCAAGCGGGGAGAGGTCGCCCCCTCCCCGCGTCAGAGTGTAGGGTTAGGCGGTAGGCTCTGCCGGGGGCTGCTCCGCCGGGGGAACCTCGGGCAACTGGCCCTGAAGCTCAACCAGACGCTCGGTCAGGGTTTCGATCTGATCAGTAACCTCAGTGGCCTCCTCGGGGCTCAGCGACTGTTCAGCACGGGCCTTGAGTGCATCAATCTCGGCCTGAAGACGGGCAACCTCAGCCGCGAGGGCATCTCGCTCTGCATTCTGCTGAACATCTTCCTGGTCCTCAGCGCCCTTGAATTGGGCCAGACGAGCCTCTGCATCCACCACCTTCTCATTCGCGGCCTGAAGCTGCGCAAGCAGCTGATCCTTGAGCTGTCCCATTGTTACCTCTACGGTTTGAGTAAGTGCTGTAAATGCTATGGTCAGATTACGAACAACATCCAACAACTTCTCCAACTTTTTTGTGATCTCTTTGTTCCTGAAGTGCTCTGCGACTTCCTCATCCTTCAGAATCAGTTTGACTTCTCCCATGCTACATCTCCTCGTTGATATCTGGTGTAGTGTGCTCCTCCGTCTGTTGCGTAAAGGCCGGGATAGACCAGCAATTGATGAACTTACCCTTGATGTTGAAATTATGATGCTCTGCTCCGACTTTCTCTAGCCAAGACCATACCTGACGCGCCTGAACTTGCATTCGCTTCTGGTGTAGATATTGGATAAAGTCGGGTCCATGGAAATAGGTCCGTTTGTCCTCGGGGTTTGTCCATGGCTTCTTCATCAAGAGTTCATCACGCACCCGAGCCGTCACCCGGCCGGTACAATAGGCTTCAAGATGCGCCATCATCTGACCACTTATGCTGGCATCCGGGGGCACCTGCCGAATCTCAACATTGGCCAGACGTTCCCTCACTAACTCTTGCCATGCTTTCGTTTTGAGTGTATTCGGCCACTTATTCACAACTTCAGTACACTTTTTGTGGAAACGTCCTTGGGTGAGAAGCTCATCAGTTGTAAGCTCAAGTCGTCGCCCGTCCACATCCCAAAGCCATATAGGAGGATCGGAGTCAAGTTTAACGAGTTGTCCAAATACCACGCCGGGATCACCTTCCCCGCCACCAACTCCATACTTGCGGGTAAGGCAGATCTGCCGGTTACAGACGGATCGTATGGGCTCATCGTTGCACTTGTAGTTGTAAATCTTCTTGTTATTCGACTTAATGATATGAGCAAGCTCTTTATGCCCGATGGGTGGGTCGATGAATGATTGGTTATACTCATCCACCATTTCCTCTTTGAAATCATCGCCATGAACCTTTTTCAAATATACAACAAGATTAAAGAGAAACTGGTTTCTTTGTTCATCAATCGGGCCTCTCGACACCAATGTCTGTATGCATGGAGGACAACTGTTAAAATACGTCTTCACTCGTTCAGGCTCAGGCGCCTCTATTTCCTGAAGCTGTTCTAAATTAATCGCAAGCGTGGAATCTATCAGATCCAAGAACGCTTGCGGCCCGAGCTTCGCCCCCATATACAAACAATAACGTACTGTTTTCTCACCTCCTGAATACGGCATATTAATCCAGCTACCATCATCATTACGTCCAGCTAATCGAGTTTGCTTTGGAAAAACTTCCACGCCTGAATGTCCCAGGGCGACGGCCCACTCCATCAGCTTCCCTCGGAGAATCTCAGCATTGACTTCTTCCTTGGTAAAGCAATAGAGATGCGCCCCTCCACTTTTGGTCCTACACACGAGAAGTGGCAATCCAACTTCTCGTATCTTGCGCTCTAATGTTTCAAGGTTAATGGTATAGTCATCAATATCTATGGCGCCCCAGCAACATGTAGAATCATCCCGAATTGGCACCAGCCCAATCTGGACCTTTCCGTCGAGGTGCTGTTGCCATAGATCAATGGTCGGAGCCTCATGTACTGTTCCGGCCCCACCTTCTAATTTTGTCCCTGGTTTGTGATTTGCTATTGCTGTCTTCGACAACGAGTAGCGGCCAAAAACACGATCCAAGGCCGCAAAACGGTCAAAGAACCGTTTCGCAAGTGTCACTCACCCTTCCTCCCCAGCCCCGAATCGCCCACCGCTCGGGGCCACACGGTACGAAGCATTTAGCAAACTACCACGATCCTTTGCTAAATGAGGCTATGGTGAGTGACTTAAAACTTGTCGTCCGGCTTAACAACATCTGGATCGGCGTTGAGGCCCTCAGCCTTGGAGAAGTCAGCCTTGGCCCGACCCTCAACAACCATCTTGCGAAGCTCCTTGACCTCCTTATACAACGACGAGTCTGCCGGCAGGCGCGCTGACTCTGCTGTAGGGCCATCGAAGGCTACAGTCCAAACGTGCCACGATCCCTTGGTGTTCTGAGTGAGCTGAGTATTGAGCCGGTACTTATGAGCGAAAAGCGGGGCGGGAAACTGCCTTCCTTCGTCATCCCTCAACTTGATGCCTCGCGCCTTCGTCATCCACGTCTTGAATGCCTTAATCTGTGTGGAGGAGAAGGGGATGACTTCTGGATAGGTGCTTCCATCTTCATCAAGGCGAAGTCCATAGCAGTAGAATGTCTCAACAAGATCATTCTCCCCAAGCACCAGCTTCCCAAACTCCGTGCCAGCCTCGGCCTTGGCCTTGGCGACTTCGGGAGCCTCGGGTGGGAATTGCCCAACATATCCGCCACCATTATCTCGCGGAATCCACTCGACAAACTTATGCTCTGTATGGACCGGGATGAACGCAATACCCTTCGTTCCATCAAACTGATCCTGTGTCGCGGTGTTGAGGATATTCCCCGCCTTCGCACCAGCCAAGGTATCCATCAACGGCGACATCTTCTGAAGAATCCCGATAAACGGCATCAGGAAGTGATCTGCCGTCATACTCTCAAACCCGGCGCCACTATCCTCGGCATAACCCGAGGTAGCCACAGCCTTGGTTTCTTGAGGGACGGTTGCTACATCAGTCGTTTCCTTCTGCTTGTCCTTCGCCATTGTGCTAACCCCCCTGGGGTAAATTGTTCAGGGCCGGTTTTTGTTTGTCGAGTCCGCCCTGATCAAGACTCGATTCCCACTCTTCAACTACAAGATAAAGTGCCTTGATTCGATGATTAAGCGTCTGTTGATCTTCAGCAAAAAAGATCCAGTCTGCAAGTGGTTTATCCCAAACATCAATTGTAAAATTATCAAGCATTCCACGAACACATTGAGCGCCGTGAACCTTTAATGTATGTCGCATGGACTCACGGACGGCCGTAAACTGAGGAATGCGCTTCAGCGTCTCCAGAGTGATCATTCCCCATACCCTTCTTCACCTCGTTTAACAGCAGGAACACCTCTACGCTTTTCGGGCTGTGTCCACTCAGGGACATTGTGCTCTTTGCGAATTTCAGAGTGCTGTGTTTCGGCCACCTTCGCAACTCGGCGGTTGAACACTCCCAGCATTTCAGGCAGATCTTGACCCTTACGAATCAGATCACGACAGAATGTCTGGTAGAGTGCGTGGTGAATGCCTTTTTCTTTGGTGTATTTGGCTTCGGGGATTCCGTCCAGCGCCGCCAGAACCTTGCGGGCTAATTTTCCCTCGCCGCGCCGGAAGGATAGCGAAACGTCGAGTGTAAGTAAATCCTGACCGCCGTGACCCTCAACCCAGTCAAGAATGGCCTCCCTCTTCTCATTGTCCTTCTTGGGGGTGTGGGGGTGAAACTCCTCTGCAATGGCGAGAATATGACCATTGGGAAGGTTGATCGTCACAACATCACCACCAGGATCGTACCGCATAATGCTCTTGTTCCAATCTAGGCTATCTGTCTCATCAGGCAGAACAAACTCAGTAATGAAGCGTAGCTCCTTTTTCTTTTCCTTCAGTTCAGTTTCCAGATTCAGTATCTGATATTGTAGATCAATAACATGTTGTGCTACATCCGCAACTCGCTTAATTGTACTCATCTCCCGTTCTCCTATGGTTGTGCATGAAGGTCCAACTTGAAAATTTCATACTCCCGAATCCTCTTGTCCCATTGGAGGATCTGAATCATTCCCTGGCCATTTTCAGCGGCAACGATCGCTGCGATTGCCATTGTGATTGTGTGCCCAATCGGAAGGATGTAATCCTTCTCACAATCATATTCTTTGAGTTTTGACCTAAATGCCCAGAGCAAGGATTGTACCGTACCTCGTTCAACATCCCCACGATTGGAGAGGAAATGGATATCACCCAACTTTGAAGCTGGCGTAAGATCAATATGGAAATACACCAGATTCCCTTGACGGGCCGTGGGCGGCTTCTGAGTGACGTAGACTCTCGCCCGACGATTATCAATATTCATATCCATTCCTTATGCGGCCTGCCCGCAAGGTAGTCCGCAACATTCATTTTTGAGCGAAGTGCCCGTATCGTACTTTCATCAGTTGTCTGCTGGCACACTATATCAGTATAAAGCACGGCATTATGCTGGCCGGGGCGATGCTGTCGGCCCTCGGCTTGTTCGCGCAATAAGAGTCTATCATAGTTGCTGTGAAAAATAGCGCGATGGCTAGTAATATATGTGAGCCCCCGACCCATTGCTGCTTGATTTGCAACCAACACTTTAAGCTTGCGTCCCTGAAACGCTTCCTTGGCCTCTTGTTTTTCTCGTGCGGATGCTCCACCATCATAACGCGCAACCGTAACGTGTGGTTCAAGGAGTCTGACCAAGTCAGTGACATCAATCCTGAATCTCGACCACACGATAACTTGCCCAGGATCGCGTAACACTTCATCAACAGTGGCCTCCAATCGAAGTTGCGGCCCTTCAATGCGCTTCTCCGGCTCTTCACCATCCCGAGGATAGAACCCACAAACCACTTGCTGTTGTCGAAGTCGAACAATCATTGCTATTTCAATCAGCCTGACGAATCCATCACCAAACTCTAACTCATGTTCATCGCGGACCCGATCATACACCTCCGCCTGCTTTTGCGTCATTTCGACATATCGCTTGTTGTACAACTTCTCAGGAAGAAACTTCAGGTGCTCCTCGGTTGAGCGCCAACTTGTCCGACGCCCGATTTTCTCTTTCAGCTCATCCAGGTTCTTGAACTTTTGCCGGCCGGTACGTTTGTCCTTTACAGGGATCATCTGCGGATATGGCTTGTTCGGCAATGGCCTCATGTACCACTCTGCATACTTCAGCTTGAAGGCGCGATATTTTGGTATTCCAATAATGTCTGGATGAAGGAAGCTGAACTGACTCCAGAATGGTAAGGGACTACCATCTTTATATGCTGAACCAGTTCCGATTCTACGTAACACCGCAAGAGGGGCGCGTCGCAGAATACGATCTGACCAGAGTGCATCAGGATTGCCAATATCGTCTGACTCATCGAGCACCCACAGAACCTTCCGCTCTTGGAGAAACTGCTTAATGATTGCCCATGAACGATCTTGAAGAAATGCGTGATAGCTTGTGGCGAGAATCAAGAGTCTGTTCTTCTGATTTACAAACTCTCGTAGGTTCTCCTTTACACCATTATGCCAGTGATGCGATACCACTGCCGGCCACCAGATCATACCCTCCCATGGAAAGCCAGGAGGAAGGTGAGCTGGGGCTTCATCAGTTATCCAATTTGCATGAACGCCATTGGGCGCTGTGATAAGCATCGCATCAATGCGGCCGGCCTCAAAGTGATACCTGGCAAGATTTAAGTTGATCCATGACTTGCCTAACCCTGGCCCCCAAAAATAGGCCCATGTGAGCTTATCCTTTGTAAGCTCCCAGTCCTCTGCTTGATAATCAAATGGTGTCGTATAGAAGTCCACAGTCCTCTCCCGTTCTACTCGGAACCTAACGCCGTCACCTATCCTTGCGCTAGATATAGGGAATCTATGATGATGTCTCGTTTTTCTTTAGTTTTGCGAAACACACCCGGTGAATAGACGATGTAAGTTTCGATCCGATAATGAGTTATCATGCCTATTCCCTCTTGAACATTCTAATATGGTTTACTAATATCATTGTAAGTCGTTATCCTAGCCGGGGGTTATCCTAGCTGACTGAACGAGAAATATTCCCTATTAGCAAAATATTTTTTATTTTTCATACGCACCCTCTCGCGAGAGCCCTAATAGGGAATATTGACGTGTCCCGTTTTCGCAGGCTAGTCCGCTAGGGGTCCGGGGTAGGCTCGGGCGGGGGCACGGCCTTCCGGCCGAATTTCACTGTGTATCCGAGGCCAGCGACGAGATCCGGTTTGAGGCTTGTATTCAACCCTGCTGTAACCTGAAGCTTGGGGAGGGGAATCTTGCCAAACAACTTGAACTCTCGCAACTGCTTTTGCTGCCAATCCTCTAGTTGGCCAATCCGACGTTCAGCACGATCAGTATATGCCTCGTAATTCCTCACAATCAAAATATAGCCTCTGATTGTGGTATCCTGTCGGGCAATAACCGTATCAGCACGAAGGGAATTGGCGAGGAGCGAGTCACGCTGGTCCATAACTTCAAACGCAATGGGCTTCCAGATCGTATCACCAGGAGCCACTGAATCCGCGTGCGCAACCTTGGGCGTCAGATATTTGATCCGTTTGATAATGACGGTATCGGTTTTTTGTTTGATTGCTTTTAGCGAATCAGTGACTCTTTGGCGATCCACTTGCACATCCACAAGCGACTCAGCAACAATACGAACACTATCCCGAGATGCCTGTGCAGAATCCCGTTGAGCAATAATTTCATTGAGCGTCTGAGATGGCCGAGTGAGGATACCCAATGTAATTGCAACGGCAATCGCCATTGCAATAGCAATTATTGCCAACGTGGAAGTTTTCATGCTACCATCTCCGTGTTCTGTAGAAGACTTGGCTGAGGATCATCATCAGGAAAAAGTCCCAGATTGCACTTGACCCATTGATCCTTGCGATAATCCTGAAAATCTTCCATGAATTGTTTACTGCGAATACACTTAAGATACAATAGCTGATGATACTTTCGGAACGCATCGCCAACTGTCTGACTATATCCAATTAGAGCAATTTGCTCTTCAAAAGTAGAGCATTTGAGCAATTCTGGCACAAAGATATTCCAGAGTCGAGACATCGTTTGATTCTGTTGTTCTGCAAGAGTCACTTGCGCCCTCCTCTCCTCCTTTTGGGGCAAGAACGATTCTTTTGACCAAGACAACGCCATCCCTTGCCCCCATATTTACGCATATGCTTCTGTGCAACAGCAATTCGCTTCACCCTGTACGCTCCGAGAGAAGTTGCTGATAAAGATTCTCACAAATGGGAATACCATCAGCATTGCTTGTCTTCTTCCATGTACTATCCTTCATTTTGACGTATGCACAGAACTGAACCCGATTGCTGTCAGTCGCCATTGCCTCAGTTTGATCTTCCCGACGCTCCCACGGACCTCCCGGCACAAGCGGCTGTGACCTCAGGGCAAGGCGAACGACAGAGTCAATAGTTGCTGGGGGAGTCGCAGGGCGCGTGTATTCCCAAGTCCAGCAGGAAGGTTCAGCTGGGAACACCTTGGTCGAGTCACCGCCATACCATATCTGAACACAACCCTTATAAACTGCTTTCTGCCCATAGTCCGGGGCAGCAGCCTGAACAGAATCCTTGGCGCCTGTTTTGATATTCCGCTTGACCATAGATGTGTCTTTGAAGTAGGTATAGGCCAGGCGGTCATTCGCTTTCATATTCCTGACATACACCTTCGTCTTCAGCCACACGAGCGAATCAGGGGCAACCGAAAACGGCACATCCACAAATCGAGTCGCAGCAAGGTGGAAAATTTCATCAGTCATCTGAGGAATAAATGACACTTCCTCGGCCGGTGATTCCACTGCTCCAGTGATCGAATCCAGATCTGCCTTTTCCTCAGGGGTTAGTGGCGGTGCCTCAGGAGCATCGCTCGGCACACCACCCGGTTCCACATGTGGAGGAATCGTATCAACAACATTGGGTTCTTTGTCTACCTTCGGATCACGATCACATGCTGTGAAAGCGACCAGCAGGACCAGCGCGGCTGCGTACCTCATCTGCCCTCCTAAGCAGTAAGTGGATCTATAGGGCGAGGAAGTCCAGTGGCCCAACGGACTTGCAGCACAGCGGTGTCATACCCTTGCATAGCCCACATCCATGTATTAAAGGCTTGTCGGGACGATACCACTGCTTTCTTCATCACTCCGACCTCACCCGTATCCTCATCCTTTTTTACATACAGCTCACCCAAACGCAATCCAAGTCCGATGCACCCTTCAACATCTTCCTCAGTGTTCGCTGGGTGGATCAAAATACGGGTTCGGTTCGGTACACCAGTTACTTCAAACGTCTCAATTTGTTTTCTGTGGAAGATACAGCGCTGAAGGTCATAGTCTCCCGCCGGGATGCAAGACTTCCCCTTCAGATTTTCAAGCCAATCATCTTCCATCGTATACAGCATGGGACATCCCGGCATCACAAGCTGACCAAACGTCCCATCTGCATGCTGCATATCCCTGGTCAGCGTAATGATGATGCTCACTGCGTTATTCCTTTTTGTAACTGAACATCGGGAGTTTGTCTGCGATGGTCTTTACAGTGCTGTCGAAGAACCGAGGGCGAATCATGGCAAGGACAAGAAGTGCGATAACACACAGAGTGGCAAAATCAATCCATGAAATTGTCTGACGATTATATGCATGTACAAGAAAGAGACATACGCCAGCAACCGCAAGAAGCCCACCAAGATAACGATAAAATGGACCAATGTCATCTTCAGGAGCGACCTTTGGGGGATCAGTTTTGGGATCTGTCATATTGAGCCTCGCTCTCACTGATTGGCGGGATTCCTACGTTGTACATCACGAATATCATCAACTTTTGTTTCCAAGACTCCAATGCGCACTGAATTCTGCGCCGCCTGAACGCTTAAGCCGGTGATTCCTGCTTTTAATTCCGCGGTATCAACTTGACCTTGTCGAACGGTAGAATTGAGATTTGCCGCTACCCAAACAACGGTACAAAGATTAACTGTGAAAGCGAGGAGAACGCCAATCATACTCCAGTTGATCTTGTGGTGTGTATCTTCATACCGCCTGTAATGTTTTGCGGGAGGCGGATATACATCTTCCCCTGGCTCTACTGCCATCACTACCTCCTGTTCGCAGTTAGTCAAAGGCGGTAAATCGAAGCTAACTGCTTGCGCTGGCTGGCGCTAGGTTATGGCGCGCCCATTGCGTAAAGCTGATTCCGGCCAATAGCTTGTACATCCATCATACCTGTCCGGCCCATCACTTCATAACTAAATTTCCAGAACATTATGCCCCAAAATTCAGGTATATCCGCAGCAGCATCCGTATAAGCATCCAAGCACTCTAAGACTTCTCCTGTTCCCATTTCATATGCGACACGATGGGTGAAGCTGCTACCACCATAAGGAGATGAAGGCCCTAGGCCACCATTTTCAATATTGTATGATAGCAAACTTACATGACCACGAGAACTGGCTAACCCTAGCTCCTCATCTCGGAAGGTGGGTGGCGTATGACCACCAAGACCCCAGAATCGGAATTGTGCAATCATCCCATCGACATAATCTGGAACATGAGCGCCAAATTGAGCTTCCCTCGCCCGCATCCAGATCGTAATGCCGGGATATTGTGTTTTCCAATATCCATTAATCCACGAACACTCATCAATAATATCATCATCGGACCAGCTACTCGGCCATCCCCATCGATCACGTGCCGCGTGATCATCCATACTTAATTGGCCCTTCCACCATGGACTAGCCATTAAGCCTGGCATATACGATCCATGACTATCAATCCATGCCTGCATCAGCGAACGCTGATACACCCCTCCTGATTGATACTTTTTGTAACTCCCCACTCCACCAATAATGTAACTACTACGTGCTGCTGCTTGAGATAGATTAAGTGTACTCCATGGGCCAGTCGCGTTAATGGCGGTTATGAATACTGGACCCAATTGCGGTATTGGCATATCCCAACCACCAAAGAGACGTTCTGGCGGTGGGCCTGGATCAGTGTCGGGTATCGGGAGGGGATCACCATCTTCACATGGATCATAATAAGGTGGACGTGGTGTATCAGGAATTGGATCGGTATCATAAATGGGTATCTCACGCCACGCCCGATTGATATAGACATTAACGCTCGGAAGTTCACTTGACGTTGCCCGATAAACCTTCCGATATTCTGGGATTACAAGACCAGGATCAACTGGCCGGTAAACCTTATTCTTCATCACCCAGATGCCAGTGAGATCAGGCTCTACTGGGGGAGGATTATTGGGCCATGTTCCATCATCACTTTCACATGGCTCTTCAGGATACGGATCATCGCAAACTTCCGCTGCTCGCCAATATGTACAAATTACACCCGAGCCGGTGCCTCCTGGTGAAAAGTCAAACATACAAAGACCTGGATAGCCACCATCAATTTCTTCTCCACTCGCCGGGTTATGAATGAAGATGTCAAGTGGATCAAGCGTTCCGTCATCAGGAATAACGCGTGCAAGACTTGCTTCATCATGACCAACATAGCATGAAATATTAACATCCGTACTCGGCCCAGAAACACAAAAGCGTATTCTGACTTTCTGAGTACGCCAATTTATATCAGCATAATTGAGGGTACGTAGCGTATCATAAAAGTCATCCCATATATGATACAATTCAATATTGAGTGTACCATCTTCAAGTGGTACAATATTAAACTCATATCCAGTTTCTAAGGTATCACTATGTCGAGCAAGAAGGGCAACAAATGTACAACGTTCGGCTGAACGAATGTCAAATTCAGCTTCATCCATGTAATCAGTAATGCCTGTCGCGCCACCTATGTCAGGAATACTTTTGACTACATAATGGTTCCAATCTTCTAATTGCTCACTTCCACGATGGACCAATCCGGTAGGGAAACTACCGCCCATCGGTATCTCGACCATGAACCCAGTGCCAACTCCCGCGCTCGCGACTGGATCAACAATGGTCGTTGAACCAATAGTTGGTGTGCCACTTAACAAACGCCAAAAAAGTACGGCACCAGCATTAAAGGATTCCGAGAAGCCAGCAAGATTAAAGTCTGTGGCGCTCGGCTCTCCGCCAAAATCATTTTTCTTTGCACCAAACATCAGAACGATTGATCCCGGCTCATCCGGGGTCAGGCCGTCAATGGGGCCGAGATTTGTCGCAGATCCCCATGATGAAAGCGTGCCAAGTTGGCCGATATATGGAGTGACGGCTCCACGAATACCAAACGCAAACGCACCCTGGTGTATCGCGGCCCCGCCCGCCCCGGTAAAGCTGACTGTAAGAGTATCAGCTTCCGTGCCGTCACATACTTTGCTATAGTAGGTTAGTTGACCAGCAAGCGACGATCGTTGTTCTTGTGTCCATCCACTCGGCGTGTCTGCACTTCTAAGGGTACCATCAGTACTATACACAACAAGGCCAAGCAGATCCCCAACAATTCGAGCAGGTGGAAGGCTAATGTCTGGGATGCTGGAAGAATTAATTGCAACTTCGGGTGGCTGTGCCCCAAGAAAGGGCATTGTTACAATATCAAATGTTCCTGCGCCTGGAGAGTTTTCTACCTTATCCCATACACCATCAGTTAGGCCCACACCTCCACCATCTACAGTACGGCCGTGGATATCATTATCGGGCGCACCCGAGAAGGTTTCAAGACTTTTGGTGGCCATGTTATGTCAGGAAGTCTGTGCTCAGTACTTTATACCAGACAGCGCGTTCTTTTGCCGTGCCGACTGGATCGGTTGTGTAGATGTGCTGCATACGAGGCTGACCATTATACCACCTAGTACGTGTAGTCATCGGGTTGCCCCGCGCCGTGATTATTGTACGATGTTTATCCATTGTTAACGTATGCTGATAACTCTCCACAGCAAAAGTAAGATCCCGCGAGTACAATACATTATTCGCAGCATATTGCTGAATATCGTTCAACTGGACAAGCGGCCAATACAGAAACTCGCATTCGTGAGTTGCCCTCGGATCTTTCAGATCACGAAGGGCTGAGTTGGCCATCACTTGAGCTTCATCTACATTATTTATGTGTTCAGCCGCATCTTCCGCAATTCGGAGCGGCCGAAAGTCATACTTGCTTTTGCTATTTGCATCTTCTGCATATGCAATGCTTCGATCTGAAGCAATCACTTCAATATAGTTACGAACATCACTATCATCAATTTCAAGACGACTAATATTCACATACTCATTCGGCAAGAGTCGAACTTCAGGTACCAATATCCATTCATTATCATGAATCGCAAATTGCTCCTTCTCAGGATTAATAAGCGTCAAGAGCCACAGATTAGATGCTGCATTATACCGATACCTACAATCCCATCCTATCTGAAGCGCCTTCTGTTGAAGAATATCAAGCAACGGTCCTGGTTCCTGGGGATAGACAGTAACAAAGAAATCTGGTATCTGAGGAACGATAAGTGGCAGAACAGACTTTGACGTCCCAAAGTGAAATTCCCCTTTAGGATTTGCATAATTTACCAAGTCTTCAATCAGAGCGTCAAGGCGCGGGGTTGAAGCGGCCATCTTAACAGCACTCTCGCCTTGATCGGCTCCTGTGGGCCAGAACCAATGATTAACAAGGAATCCCCCAAGATCCCGGCATACAAGACTCATTGATCGTTCATCATTTGCTACATTCACTTTGTCGAGCCGACCTGTGAACATTTGCTGCCATTCCCCTGGTCCAGATCCGGGGGATACAATAGAAGTCTCAAGGTTGACGTATGCGCCGGGGTAGATCAGTGGATCGGAAGCACCTGTGCTGAGAGGACCATCACTAAATGGTGATAGATTCCCGAGTACAGTACCGCTATCAGCAAAGATCTGAAATTGCCCGGCCCCGCATGGTGATTCTTGATCCTCGCCCCATTGGGCATTAAGCAGCATATCATTTGGGTTGCTAAGGTTGATAACTACATACCCAACCTTCGCAATTTGAAAACGTGCCCAAATATTATAATGCTTTGATCCAATAAGACCACGAACAGTCGGATCATTAATCACTGCTAAATTTCCTTGATTTCAAAGTTAGCTAGACGCAGGAATCCATCCACGGTTCCGTCTGAGATATATTCCGTTTCGCCCATATCCACTCGACATTGAATAGGGGTATTATTCACTGCGTCTCCATTAACGGTAATTTCATCATCCGTATCAACCATTTCACGAAAGGTATCCTCTTCTGCTGGCAAGAGTGGTCCGGTCTTCACTGCCCAACCACGCTTTTTTCCTCTGACGGTTGAACGAAGGGTTCCGTCATATGCACGAGCACTATCACCTATTTTGACTGAAGGACGTTGTGAGGCGCCATCCCGAAGGATAGGCACCGGGGTGCCATTAAACGTCAGAAAATCTGGCATCAGGGCACCTCACCCCATTTATGTGGTGTACCATATCGCCGCTGGGAATCTTCACGAGCGATGTTTTTGATTTCCTTCCACTGCTCTCGGGCCGTTTTGTCCGAACCTTGAATTATGATATCTCCGAAGCTCTGGGTGATGTTAATGATCTTATCGCCGCTTATAGCATCACCCGTCTCAGTCCCGACCTCGAATGTCTCGGCCCTATTGCGAACAATATTCTCCTGAATGCCCCGGAAACTAGCCGCAGCCTCGGTGTCGGTAATTGCCGTGAATACTCCGGCTAGGGCTGTTACCGCATCCGCAACACCCCGTATTCCAGCCTCGCTCGCCCGATTCACGTTTACCAGCGTATTTAGCACTTCTACCATCGCTGCAGAGCCTGTATCTACTTCTACCCCGACCGGACTAGCCTGCGGATTCGAGACATCCCCTAGCTCCCGCCCCGTTAGCTTCTCCAAAGCCTCAATGATTCCTGCCGCCGAGTCGAATTGAGCATTAACAATCGCATCCGTCATCGGGTCGAGCTTCAGGTCAGGCTCCAGGTTGATATTCTCCCCGAGCCTCCGGGGCAGATCCGCCTGGAACTGCCGAAGCATAAGCTTGAAGCCTGAGGGAATATTTAGGGACGAGGCATTCACAGCCTCATCAAGTCCCTCAAGGCTGCCAGTGATCTTTTCTACCCATTCAAGGAATTCGTCAGCACTCTTAAAGTCACCAAAATCTTCAAAGGCAATTTGTCCCGTTTTGATCGCGTTAATGATTCGCAAAAATGCTGCTCGAAGCTGCTGCTGCCCGGCAGTGGTTGTAACATCAATGCCCTGAAGAAACTTGGAGATGCCCGGTCCAACTGCATCCAAGAGCACTTGGAACTGTGCAGATAAATCTTGCTGCGAAGTGAGTGGCGTACCCTGCCGTAGCCGCTGCTCAAGAGTAGCAATCGAAAGCTTGGTATCAAGATCCTGACTGAATCGGCGGAGCGCGTCACCAGTTAGGGCAATTGCCTCCTGAAGCCGTTCAAAGGCATCAAACCGCAGTCGCCCTTTTTCATCAAAGAGACTAATGCCAAAATCCTCAGCCGTTTTCTGAAGCTCTTCAAAGGTGATCCCGAGATCAGCAAGCTGAGCCTTAAGGGCCTCCGAGTCAACAAAATCGGCTCGACCACCCTTTCCACGCTTAACAACTGTATCAACATCTAATTGACTAATCGCACCACTCACAGCCGCTCGCTGGCCAAGACCCTCGGTACTATCGGCAAGCTGAACCCTCAGGCGATCAAGCGCCTCGGTGTTCTGTTGACGTAGGCGATCACCAGCCGATTCACGTCCGATAAGGCCGGCAAAGGCACCCACTGCGCCACCGATGACCCCGGCAATGCCTGGAATAGCCTTCAAGATGTCAAACTTCCCAAGTTCATCCTTTGCCTTCTTAATGTCAGATATCCCGGCAAGAACGTCTGCCACGCCATCAATAAGATTGGTTATATCAGAAAGGTCCGCATCAATAGCTCGACCAATATCATCAATAACACCAGTGATAGAATCCAGCGCATTGATGACATCATCAACCGTCTCCAACCAACGAGCCGTATCAGAATCAACACCGTTGATTGCTACACCAAGCTGTGAGAAAATCTGAAGTAGCTGATTGAAGGCTGCGATCTTATCATCAGCAGTAACATTTGGATCATTGATCCGTGCTAGTGCGGTATTCGCCAGTCGGATCAGCGCAGCTGCTTCAACATTTATTGAGTCAATAGTCGCTTGTGCCGCTCGAACGCCACTCTCGCTCTGCTCAGCCCGAGCAACCGCAAGGGCCTGTTTCGCTTGTTCAAAGCGGCGGGCGAACGTATCAACCTGTGCAGCAATATCAGGCACCAGATCACGAAGAAGATCAGGAGCAGCTTGCTGGCGAAGAATCTGGTTATACTTCTGCAGCAGACGGATATTAGCTTTCTGAACGCCACCCTGTGCTTCTATCTTCTTGCGCCCTTCCTCCTGAAGTCGAGCAAGCTCAGTGTAAAGTGGAGCTAATAGCCGAGAGCGCTGGGCGACATTATCAGTTGAATCCTTTACCGCGTCAATACGTGCAAGAACATTATCTACTGATCGAATCCATGGCTCAAAACTCGCCGGATCAGGAGCACTTGCCCGATCAATTGCGGCCTTCAGTCGGACAGCACCTTCCTTGATCTTTGGGTCAACATTCTTTGCACCAACCTCATCAATTAGGTCAGTGATTTCCTTCCAGAGCGACCGCGCCTCCTCAAGCGGAGCAATGAGCTGCTGTTCACGATCTTCAAGACCCTTTGTACGCCTATCAGCAATACTTAGATTATCGGCAACATTGCGAATCCGCTTGACCATTTCCTTAATCTGCTGATCCTTATCAACTCCAAAACCTTCCGCTCCGGTCGCTGCCTTCAGCGCATCAGACATGGCCTTTGTCTGAGCAGCCATGGCCTTTTCAGACTCCTCGGTGGCCTTAGCACGATCCTGAAATTCCTTCAATGCTGTTGAGGCAGCATTGAACTTCGCCTCCATCTCATCAACGAGAGGATTCAACCGATCAAGTTCAGCTTGTGCTCGATTAAAGGCACGGTTCGCTTCAACCAGATCCTGACTAAAAACGCCAGCGCCCTTGGGCCGGCCAGCACTTACTGTTTTCTGTGCAGCATCACGAGCGGCCTTAAGCTGGGCAAGTTGACCCTTAAACGACGTTACAACATTTGCAAGCTGTTCACCTGTGAGGCTCCCGAGCGAAGCCTTGAAGCTATCGAGTGCCTGCTGTGCGGTGATCGTATCTTGAGCAGTATCCAGAAATGCCTTCGCCAAGAGACCAAGACCGATAATCGCGATACCAACAAGGCCGGCAGGAGTCAGCGCGGCAAGTACGCCCGTTGCTGTCAACCCAAAGAGGGCGATCCTGAGCAGAGTGACCATTCGGATCACCCCACCAAGAATACTGATCATCGGCCCCATCACCGCCGCCCACGCAATCCATTTCGCAACGCTGATGATAAGCTGTGGATTCGCCTTCGTCATTTGATCAACAACGCCCTTGAGCGTATTCACCATAGCCGTAAGGAACCCAAGCAAGCCAGACTGGCCAACAGCAATTGCGAGCGCGATCATGCTATTCTTCAAGAGCGTAAATGAAGCATTTAGGCCCTTGAATTGCTGATTAACGACTGTTTCTGCAGTTCCACCCGCTCCCTTCAGCGCGGCCGAAAGCTTGATAATCTCAGGAATGCTCTGCTGAAGGAGAACGGCAAATCCTGGACCACCACGACGGCCGAAAATCTCTACTGCCTCACCAGCAGTAAGATTCGCACGAGCAAATTGATCAAGAATGGCGACAAGAGGAAGAATCTGACCCTTGACTCCAGTGACTTCTCCTGTAGTGTCGCGAATAGCAATCGCCGTCTGCCCCAGACGCTTTGCCACACGCTCAAGTGCACGCTCAGCTTTTGGAGTAGTGTCGGTGAGGGAGATAAGAATGTTACGCAGCGAGGTGCCGCCCGTCTCGCCCGCAAGTCCACCCTGAGCCAGCTTCGTGATCAGCGCAAGAATATCATCAAGTGGCTGACCACTCTGAGAAGCCACCGTCGCAGCATATCGGAAGGCATCGCCCAATTCCGTCATGCTCACAACGCCAGACAGAGAGGCCCGAGCCAGCTTATCTACAAAAGCACTTGTGGAATCAGACTCAAGTCCTAGCGCAGTCATACCACGAACCACAGTTTCAACTGCCTGTGACAGGGGAACGCTTTCAATTGTCGCCAAGCGAAGAATACCCGGCAAGGTCTCAAGTACTTGCGTGGTGCTTCGTCCTGCCTGACCGAGCACCTGCATGCCCTTGATAATCTCCGTTGGTGAAAATGGCGTCCGCTGAGAGAACTCAAGAGCGGACTGCTTCAGCTCATCGATTCTCCCGGCGCTATCACTAATCAGAGCGCCAGCGCGATTGAGCGCAGCTTCAAAATCACCAGCAGCCTTGGCCCCGGCGATGCCGAATGCAGTGACGGGGATTGTTAGACCACGCGTCAAACTTCGGCCGAGGGATTGTGTTAGATCACCGACAACTGACAATTGCTGGGTAAGATCGCGAATTGGGCCACTTGGCGTCTTGAGCTGTGCAAGAAGTCCAGCACTGATCCTGGCATCAACACCAGCCGATCTGTTGCCCTGACCAAATCGCTGTCGTGCTGCGAGGATGCCACGATTGAATGCCTCCTCGGCTCTCTGACCCTCACGGAAGAATTGGCGTTCATTAATGAACCCCTGCGCAGATCGTGAACGAATATCTTCCATGGTTCGTGCAAATTCAGCCCGAAGCCGATTCAGCTCACGTGTAGCGCGAGTGACGTTCCGATTCAGATTCGCGGGGAGATTCCCAAAGACGTCAGTTGTGCGGAGACGGCTGGCGTTCCGGGCAAACTGTTGTAAGTCGCGGGCAGTCCTATTCAGCGTAGATCGAACATTAGTGGCATCTGCACCGATTCGGATCAAAAGACTCGCGATTGTCGCCACAGATGCCCCCAGTGTTATGCTCTGTCGTTTTCCCAGTCTTGTAATTGCTGCTGCTTTTTGATTCTTGCGTCGTGATCTTCATTCTCAATGATATTTAAGGCTATCCATTCTTTCATATCATCAAGACTGAACTTCTCCATCACCTCATCTGGGTGCAGACCAAACTCTTTTCCCATTATCCATGCTATACGACGAGTTGGTCTGCATCGGAGTTTCCCACGATCTCATCAATGTCTTCCTTGCTGAACTTCGACAGCTTCATTCCCGCGGCATACACGCGGTCGAGAGCGGCAGAAGATTTTTGCGCCAAAGTATCAATCTCTGGCTTGCCAAACATCCGCTCGTGCGTATCAGGATCCACGATGATCAGCGAGCAAAACTTAGCGCGGACGTTCTGAACGTCAATTCGCTGTGCTCGTCCGACTCCCTGGATCATGGACGCCTCAAACGCATCACGTTCCTTCCCGTTGAGCGTCTTGATAACAACAAAGCACTTCTCAGGGTCCATTTCCCCTGAGGCCCACTCAGGCACGTGGACATCTTCAAACAAAATGTCCTTGGCCGCGAGGATATTGGCCTTGGTGAGAAGGTGCTTCTGAACGACCGCTGTTCCAGTTTCCTTCTGCTCCGCGCTCTCAGCGACAGGAGCCTCAGCAACTGCAGAGTTCTCAGACATTGATTGCCCCTTGGGCGAGTAGTGAGAAACGGAGGGCCGGGGCATCCCGGCCCCCACTGGTGAAACGCTTACAGGAGATCACCGCCCGACACCGCTGTGGCATCGGCATTCGCAATGAACTCATACGTGATCTCCTGATAGCCCTCAGGAGTCGCGTCATGCGTGAACGAGTTGACGTACACTTCCTGGCTGAACCCCTTGACACCGTTCGGGAGGACCGTAACGGTGATTGGAGTCTGCGCAATCTCGGCAGCAAGCAGCGCGCCCTGACCAGGATCGCCATCCACCAACAGACCACCAACGCTGTACTTCTCCTCCTTGGGCTGAGTAATTGCCCACGGGGTGGCCCGATTGAAAACAGGGAACGTCTGTGTGCTTCGCGTCCGCTGCTTATTGTACTTGTTCATCCCCTCCACAATGTCGCCACCGACTTTGAGGAGGAAAAGAGAGCCTTGTGTCGGGGTTGTCATTTAACATCTCCGGCCTGAGGTTGAGTATCACTCGCCTGCGATTCGCTGCCCTTGGCAGACTTTGCCGATGCGGGAGGGGTGCCAAATGTCTTGACAATCTTCCCAGATGCCTCCTGGACTTTCTGCATCACTTCATCAGCATTACTTTGGCCCCTGGCCGGTAACTCCTTGATCTTCTCTTGGATAATTCCAAGAGCAGCCTCAATCAAGGTTTTCATGCTAATCAATAGATTCGCCAGAATCTTCCAGCGGTCTATGTCGTCCATGACTGCCACTCATATCGAACGACACCCTGGTGAAGCATATCGTCATGTTGATCCTTCAAAATATTAATCAAACGACATGTACCTGTAATAATGACCCCCTCAATAATTGGAATATTGATTTCTTCCAGAAGAGCTGATAACACCTTCCAAATGATTGCAGCCTTATATGGATCATCCGTCCAAATGCTAATCTGAACCGTGCCCTCATTTTGCTTCTTATTAAACAGCAACTTGAGAGGCCCCTCTTCAGGTGCAGGAAAGGTGATGTAACTGAGCGGCTTTTTCTCTGGCACCGTCCATGGATAGATATGCGCACCTTCTAGCATTTCAAGCAGATTGGCACTCTGCTTAAACCATCGTTCAAGTCCGATGTAAACTTCAGCAGTTGATGCGCTCATCGCCTGGCATTCCGATCAATATCACGTTGTAACTTTCTGATCGAGCCGCGAATTAGATTACCAACATTTTTCTTGTACATTGGGGCAGCGATTGCATATGCCGGGGTCAAAGACGGTTGCGGAGAAGTCACAGAGTTTCCAAACTCTTGATCAACGGGATAGAATCGCCCACTTCCACGCTCAATAAAGTCAAGAATACTCCAGCCAGTCTCAAATGTCATCCCGATGCCGGGATAGAACGTCCGTACATGATCCTGCATCCATTCAGTATCAACAGGACAGAAAAACTGTGTTAACTCTTTACAAAATTCACCAGACTCATGCGTCTCTTCAATAATCTTTGCTTGAAGTGAAACATCAAATGCAAATAGATTTGCACCAAGACCGCTGATCCCCTCAACTGATAATTCAAGTTGCATAATACTGGGCAATCTTCACAGATTTCAGGGTGGCGCAGGCAACTCGATAAAACATATCGCTCTCACGGATCACATCACCAAGAATCTCAAGATGCTGTTCAAAAGGAACCTTATTGATGCTGCCAGTTATAAAGAGGCGACGGGTATGCTCCAGCCGGTAGCCAGCTTCAAAAATGACAATCCACTTGGCGTCAACTCCATACTGTTGTGCAACCACCTGTTCAAACGGTACGCGCAGATCAAGAGGAGAAAGCCTACACGGTACATCTTCAGCCTCAACTGTTCTGATCGTTGGATAATTACTCGTGTTCGCATCCCGAGCCTGTTCCTTCATATACCAAACAACAGCCCGTTCCGTCAAATTGCGATTACTCATGTTACGGTGGAGGGCCTTCGTTCGGTCATTAAAGAATGGCCGCATTATCGGTATGTAACTTTATGCGAGACAGAATAGCTGAGCGGACGAGTCGTGATAATTCCAGATTCAATCATGTTGTTAAAATCCTTGAGTGCCTCTTTCGACAGATCAAGGAAATTAGCAATTTGTGCCGAAGTATACAACGTCGAGCCTTGATCTGCCATCGCGTTCGATGACGGTGTTGCTGACAAGCTAATGAACACAGCCTTGTACGCTCGATAATACACCCAGGCATTAACTGCGGCATCCTGAACAAGGGGATCAAGGGCCGTAACCTTCAAAGCACCTTCGGCAATGTATGTTTCTATACGAGTCCGAACTACAGACTCATCCTCTCCGGCAAACATCGTATCTGCTTCGATGTCTCCAAGAGGCGATAGAAACTGAGCCGCAGTTAATGTCATGAGTGCACTCCTTACTTGGACTTCTTGTTCTTGTCACCTTCAGCCGCCTCAGCAGCAGCCTTCTCAGACCTCGCTGTGGCTTCAGGAGTCTTGATAACGGAAGGCCCGCCAGCCACAGGCAGATGCACCTGTGGTACACCAGGAATGTTCGGGTTGCCAATCTGAGGAGCCATGGCAGCTTCCTGCTCTTCTGGCGACTTCGCAGGACCACTCACTCCAGGAGGCAACGGGAGTCCCGGCAATTCCGTGACCAGGCCCCCAGGTCCAAACATTGTGACGCCTGCACTCTGCTTCGGCTGCTTGGGCGGCTCCCACCCTTCTGGCATCTCAGCACCAGGAAGGTAGATCGCTCCACCAAATACATAGGTCTTGTCGGCTTTCATCGTCGGAACCCTTCAGCGCAAAGTGAGGAGGCAGGGACCACCTTGATCCCTGCCCTCGCCAAGTGTTAGGCGATACCGGAGATGACGATCAGCCCCTCAGGCTCCGTGATGACTACGCCAGCAGCCTGCCAGATCTGACCATCAATCCGGGGCGGCTTGGTGCGGAAGTGCTCCACAACCATAGCAGTGCCCGGAGTGGACTGACCAGCCGGGGTACCAATGGCAGTGTAGCCGAGGGTGTTCGGGAGAATGACGATACGGTCGCCAAGATCAAGCTCAGCATCCCGACCCGTCTCGCAGACACCCACCACGACGTTGTTCGGCATAAACCGAGCCGTGCCCGTCTGCGTCCGATACTGAGCATCAAACAGCTCAATGGGCGGCAGACCATCGCGAGTGAGGGCCTGATTGATTTCCGGGAGTCGGACATTGGCTTCCTGTGCCGTGACTGTACCAGAGATGATGGTGATCCGATTTGTGCGTGCCGCCACCTTGGCATTTGCACTCATGATCGAGACCACATTATACGAGGAGATGAGCCGCTTCAGCTTGAGGCCCTTCGCCGCAAGCATCTGCTGCATGGTGTACAGGTCGAGGAACGGGTCATACGCATCATTCGACCACGTTCCGCCAGCAGCAGCCCGATGGCCAGCAGGGTTGAGGAAGTTGATCGTTTCAGTGTAACCATTATCACCGAGTAGGACCACCTGCGCATTGACGATGGCATCCCAACGATCCTTCTCATTACGATGCTTCAGCGGAACCACCAGCCCACGATCCACAAACTTGGTGAGCGAGGCGATGGCTTCCATGTCACTCCGACGACGCAGATACGAGAGCAGCGCGTCAAAATCTCTGGAAGTCATCATGTCACCCTTGTCGGAATGCCAGAGGGTGACGTCCACCCAACCAGTCATGGCACTTCCCTTGATCTGAATAGGAGAGTACCGGGTGCCATGGTTGGCGATGACGGTGCGATACTGAACCTTCTCCTCACGATAACTGTTGGTTTCAACAGTCTGCTCAGGGAGGATGCCGGCACCGAGGAGGGGAACCTCATCAGTACCAAACTGAGCAAGCGGGTTGCGCGCGATGCGCAGGATGGACTGATCCTCTTCCATCTGCGCAATCAAGGAACCCAGATCACGGACGGCCATTTTGCTGGTCTCCTATCTGGGGCGGCTTACGCCACGCCCTGCTGGGTGACGTAACGAGCGCGCACAAGCGCCTTCACGGCGGACGTCAGCCCAGTCCATCCGGGCAGGAAATTCTCTTTCACTGGATACCCAGAGAAAGGCCGAACAAGATCAACATCACCATCCCACTCGTTAATGTCATCGATGTCGAATGCCACAATCGCGACATCCTCATCGCCCGATGCCGCCAGGCCATACCGGGTGCCTGCAGCCTGCTCGGTATAGGTCCGACCGACAACCGTCCCAGACGGCACACTGTACATCTTCGTGCCGGCATAGGATGCCGTCTCGCCACCCGCAAGAGCAGTGGGGATGGCAAGCACTGTGATCGCCGTATCGCCAGGCTGGATGTTCGCGTCATTGACTGTGGCAAACTTGTTGGTGCCAAAGTTCAGCACCGTCCCGTTAGGAATGATGGTCGAGGACCCATCCCATTCCTTCGGGGTCGGCAGCGCAGCAACTACAAGCGTAGTCGCGGCAGCCAGGGTAGCACCTGCAGTGACGAGCACCGAGTCAGGCCGAGGGAAGTCAGACAAAAGCAGCTTCCCTCCAGCGGGCATGAGATGGTCAGGCTTTAGAAAATCAGCCTGCCACATCGGCGGTGTCCTCGTCAGAGCAGACGTGTTGTTAGCGCGTCCCATGGTGTCGGCTCCTGGAGTAGTCTACTTGGACCCAGCGGGCGGAGTGGCATTGCCACCAAGCGCCGCAGGAAGTTTGTACCGACCAGCAAGATACTTCTCGGTCGGACCTACAGTGTTTGAGGGCTTCCCTCTGGGTGCCGGGCCCGATCCAGGGACCGGAGTCAAGACTTCATCCTCAACACGCTCATCCTCGTCTGAGGACATTAGCGCAGGGATGTACGCCTTGAGATGTTCAGTCACATAATCACCAAGTTTAACAGCACTCGCCTTGGAGTCACCGCGCTTGGTAACATACGCGACTTCCTGCTCTACATCTTCACCAGCATCATCCTTGATCTTTTCCTTCTTGAACGTGATGTCTTGTTCGCGCCCAGGGGCATTGAGCTGGTCCAGGAGAACCGTGGGCTGCTTGTAGCCGAGCAGCTTTGACGCCTTGGTCGAAGCCGTCAGCCTCTCCGTGCCCGTCTTGAACTCACGAAGAGTTTCACGCTCAGCAAGGCCATCCTTGATGTCCTTGGCTTTTAAGTTGAGGCCAAGAAACTCCTCAACTTCCTTCAACTGCTCACCTGCAAACGTCTTGCTGCCAGGAGCCTTGAGTGCAGTAAGCTCCATCTCAGCCTTATCTGCTCGTGCCTTATGGCGATTCCGACTATCCCGCGCCTTCTTGTTTTCACGACCAAGTTGACGAATGGATGCATCCTTATCGCCACCATTCTGTGCAAGCACTGAAGCCAAAAAGGCATTCATGTCAAACGGCCTTACAGCAGACTGATCGCCACCACCAGCGGGCGCATCAGGCGAAAGATGACGCAGGAACCAGAACCGCATGGAGCGCCCCCTTGGGGATTAAATTGTTTCAGTAATGTCTACTAAGCTAGTGCGCCGGATCTGGGCGCGCTAGTCCCGTTGGGAGACTGGGCGCCTTTTGCTTTGATCTCTGCAAGCTTGTTTTCTTGCTCTTGCTGCTGCTGCTTCTCGACTTCTGCAATAATCTCTTCCCAAAACTCCTGTGGAAAGCCAAGAATCTTCACCGCAACACTAACAGGGAATTTGGAATCAACAAGCGTCTTCAGTGCTGTTGCCCGCTGAAGCATCTGACCAACATTACCTTCTTTCTCAGCCTTAATGCGCGCAACCTCGGCATCTGTATCCTCAACACCCTGAAGCTCCATAGCCGTTTGGTACGACAAATATCCTTTGTCAGCAGCTTCAATATACTGGCGCTTCTCATCAGGAGTCAGCGGACCCGAGTCTACATTACATTCAAACAGAGCCCGGTACTTGCTCGTGTACTTTCCCGGCACTCCCGCCAACTGTTCAGCCAAGGCAAGAAGTGTTTCAAGAAACCAGCGACCGACCTTATCAACATGAGGCTTGGTCTTATTGAGCGAACCTTCATATTCAGATCGTGCCTGCTCACGAGAGTTGCCGCTCGGAGTGGCATCAGATTGAATAAGGATATGAGCCTGATCGCACTCCTCAAGCATATCCTGATAATGACTAACCTTCGCTGAAATGGCAAACTTGGGATCAGTCGGCTCTCTCCACTTCACATCCGGTGAAGACATCACAGTCCGAGTCCCGCCCCTACCATCTTCCTCTTCAATCATTACAGGAGCAACATAGTTAGTCTTACCGGCACCAAAGCTGGGTGGGGAGGCAATAAACTTCTCACCAACCTGTTTCCCATTCGCATCCAGAATTGGCGAAAATTCACCCGGCATCTGCCCTGAAAGAATCACTCGCTCAAGGAAGCCGGCCATCACGACCGTTCGTGGCACCATGCTCAAAGCGAGGTTAAGTGCCTTTTGACCTTGGATAAGCTGCTCGGTAACGATCCGGGGCCGGACAATTTCAGAAACCGTTAGGCGGCCACCAAGATTGTATGTTGCGTAGCCAACGCGAGCACCTGTTGTACGAACAATTGTCTGTTCTGGCTTTAGATCCGATCCGTCAAGATAACACGCGTGAAGGGTTTCTTGCCCATTCATATTCCAGGGGCCACCATCCACAGGAGCATCCTGAGTCTTGACGATTCCTACTTCACGCATCGTATAGGTATCACGATACACACACGCAACTTCAGGATCAGGAGCTTCAGGCCAAATCAAGTCGAGGGCCGCGACGATGTCGCCACGCTTAACTTTCGCAACCGTCACGTTATTAACTACTTCAAGTAATCCCTCAGGAATCAAAAGACGAATTGGCCCACGATCAAACGTCAAAGCGTTGATGGTGGCCTGGCGAAAAACAGCACTCGTCTCTCGCTTATCCCACCACTCAGTCTGCCATGCTTCGATAAGCGCGATGTCGGCAATTTCCTCTGGTGTTGCTGACTCACCAACCTTGAGGAAACGCTTTGTGGACCATCTCCACCGCATCGGCTTACCAACAACTCCATTTCCGTGACGATCAGTGACTTCCTCAATGACGTTTCGCGAGACAAATCCTGCTTCAATTAGCAACATGACGGTTCGATAATCATTATCGCCAATATCAGGTGCAGGCCCCATCCACCCAAGACCGAGACGCCAATGATGGCCCTCTAGGTAATCACGATTTTCTGCAAAGTGATCGCCTTGCTTCAGTCCGAGGGCTTCACGGAACTGAAGATCATCCCAGGTGAGGAAGGGTACGCGAGCGGGCATGTCTGGGTCCCTTAGTTAATTGCCATAATTGGAGAAGGCATAAGATACAATTTGACGATTGCGCTTGAGACGACGATGTGTGCCCTTGAGATAAGCATTAGCCGCCGCCCACACTTGGTCGTCATGGGACCCTGTCCACTGTTCCAAGTGTTCGTTTATGAAGGGACGATTCCAGTCGGCACGTAGAATCTTGGTGTGTCCATTCTCAATGCTCGCTTGATACGGTCCTGCAAGCACTTCGATGTCACCATTGACTGGTTCCGTATGAACCTTAAACCCAGCGAGGAGTGAACGGAAGTGGCTTGCTTCTGCTTTGCCAGCAACAGCAGGGTCTTGCGGTCCCCATTGGGTGCATCCAATCCCATCCGCCTCAGCAATTCGTCTGATCTCTTTATCGCGAGGGGCAGGCGTCTTGTACATTAAAGCCACATGGACAATTACAATATCATCAGGAGCATACACCCTGATCTTTACGCCAACGGTCGGATCACCACCAGCACCCTTCTCTGATCCACCCATATCCCAATATCGAATTTCCCTATAATCCTCAGGCTTTAATTCCCATGGCTCAATATATAAGAACCAATCCTCCTTGAATGCCCCACCTTCCTTCGGCCTCGGGCGTCCCTGATAAATAGAGGCCCAGAAGTATGGGCCAACCCGACGCTTAATCTTCATCAACCTCTTTTCATCAAAACGACCAGGGCTGAGAGCCTCACCCTCCCTGCGCCAATCTGGATGAAGCGTACAGGAAGCCGGGACATCCAATGGAGCGCCATCATAGATGGCAGGAAGGTGAATCACATACCAATGTTCTAACTCTTCAGTGTCAGCCTTCTCCTCCTCCAGAATCTTACCAATCAAGTCGCCTGGTCCCGGCCAGCGCGTATGCATTACAACCAGGCACGTTTGCGCTGGCATATCTACATCTTCATCTGCCGCTTCACGAGTGTAGAACACCGACTGATACCATTCCCAATTTTTCGGCCCTGTTGTCTCAGACTGGGATTCCTCAGCATTCTTGACTGGATCGTCAATGATTCCAAGATGCCATCCCTTACCCGTCGCTGGACCACCGATACCTGTGGCCCACATATTCCCGCCACGAGTATTGACCCACTGGCGAGCGGCTGTCTTGTCGAGTACCTCACGCTCCTCAGCAGCATCACTAGTGGCGCTAACATAATAATTCTTGGCCTGCTCGCTAATCGTATACGCGAGATCAGAACCATAAGTTGCGAGTCCAACTTCATTGGTCGGGAATCGGTACAACCAATATGCTGGGAAGATACGACTGACTTGTTCCGTTTTGCCATGACGCGGAGGTTCAATGATAATGATACGAGCATGAATGCCCAGCTTACCGTCAATCGCATCTTGAAGAGTGTCATTGACTTCAATATTATGACGATGCCACTTGAATCGTGGATTTACATATTCGGTGAATTCCCTCAGCGTCATTGGCCGCGCCACCCCGTTATCATCATACTTGATACCAGGGGCAGTCCGAATGCCTTTCACAAGGGAGGCTAACCCTTGCTCCATTAGGGTTGGTTGGTGCAGAATATCACCAAGAAACTCAGCCACTATGCAGGCCAGGGAAATGGCGGAAGCGCATGGGCTCCGGCAAACCGCGCAGCAGTGGTAATACGACACCCACCGATAGTGCCGGTGTGGATTCTTATAGTACCGCTGTCGTTGTAAGCGCCTACATACATATGATCAGTCGCGTTAAACAAAGCACCAGAAAGGGTGCCGCTATCAATAATAGCACCATCACGATATAGTCGTACTGTTGTACCAGAGCGTTCAAGGGTGATGTAATATTTTTGTCCTGCTGTCGGCGCCCATACATCAGCAACGAGAGCCAAATTGGCTGTGCCGTTAGTCGAAACAGTAGCGTTTAGTCCACCCTGGGTATTGTCGTAGAAAGCAGTCCATGACCGAAGGTTGCCCGTTGCAAGATAGTGGCCGAACAAACCGGCTCGGGCAGATGGGGTGCTGGGGTAGGTTACTTCCGCGAGTTCAATAGTAAAATCACCAGCAAAGTTCCAATCATTTGCATCAGCGTACCGCAGTGGATTGTTCATCACCCGCTGCACAGGCCCATCATCACCCAAGATAGATCCAACCCGTGATCCACGCTGAACCTGTAATAGAACAGAGGCTCGAAGTGGATCACGATAGTAGGGGCGTTTCAGTGGCATTAGCTAACCTCGGTTCCCTGCAATACAAAGTTAACTGTCGCCAATGTGGCATAGACTTTCATAACGTCAGTTGTCGCCATTACAATTGGACCACATGGAATACTTTCACCAGCCCCGATGGGGGTGTCGTAAAACAGATATTGCTTATCATCATCACCAGCCCCTGCGATATTGATGCGAACACGAAATGTTGTTGCCGCCCCCTGATTACAAATAGTCAAGTGCCCTACTGCAGACAACACCCCACCTCCTGGGACAGTATAGAGTGTTGTCTGTGTCGCGGCTGCAGGCTTGACTTGTGCAAGAACCTTATTTGCTTCTGCCATTGGTTATGTCCTCATCATCATAAAGGATCGTGCCCAAGTCTGACCACCGCCACCAGAAGGAGTATCACCCACAATGCTACTACCGCTGCGCTTCAAATAGGTACCATCCGCTATCCCAGTGAAGGCTGCTATAGCCGCCAGCACCGCGCTGTATGCTTGAACGTTCGTCCCAATCACAAGACCTAATGTGGCCCGCATGGTCGCGTAGTCAGCATCATCCAGTAGTGATCTTGCAGCTGCGGACAAGGCGGCGAGTGATAATACATTCACATCGCTCGCATAGATGAGCGAGCTTGGACTTGGCTTTAGGGCGATAGAGAAACGTGCCTGACCGGATTGATTCGCTAGAGTGGCAGTGGTTGCCCCGTAGGCTCCAGCTGCAGTCTTCGTCCCGGCGGCAACACCTATCCCGGCCCCATGTCCCAAATCAGTGGAGTCGTCAAAGAGTTCAACCAGCCCACTCAGATCGGTATTGGCCCATGCCGATACCTGAGCGCCAAGAATATCACGGCCATGAACCACTGCAACAACGACAAGACGGTTAGCCCCGGTTGTGGTATCGCCAGGGATTGATACTGAGGTAGACTGAACCCCCAACGCCGTCGCATCCCCAGAAGTCACATCCCACGGATTCCCCGTCGGTACACAGCCACGAATGGTAATGATGACGGCAAACTGATGGTTCCCGGTGTCTGCAATAACCGGGTTGGCCATAGCGCTGGACGTAGCTCGGTGCCAGTAGAACGCACCCTTTGATTCGTTATTGACCCCACCTGTGCCGCCGGTGGCTTGTGGTGAGTCTGGGAGCGCCTGGAACCCAGCAGCATCAGTAAATGAGGTTGTGTCATCATTACTATGGGCAATGAACAGCAGGGCCACGTCGCCTGGCTGGTGCGCCGGCCAGACGATTGCGCCACCTGTCTGCGTTGCCAGCGGAGTGCCCACTGCTTGAACAGTCGGTACTGACCCACTAGTGGTGTCTAGTCCGGCCAGTGCTAACAGAAGGGCATGAAATGCCTGTACATCAGTTCCAATAACCAACCCAGCGGCAGTCCGTAGCTGAGCGGCAGTTAAGTCCTCAGGCACGCCAGTACCGCCCCCAAGCTGCCGGCCCTTAAAGGATGCCGCGACCATGTTGGCTAGCTTGGCATTACTAACCGCCGCATCATCAATCTGTGATGCACCTACAGTTGCCAATAGTGCCAGTGCGCCAAGGCCCTGAAGTGTCCGAATCTGGGAAGCCGTAAGATCAGTAGGAGCGCCTGTCCCGGCGCCGGCAGCGCGTCCCTTCATCGTCGCTTCAACCATATCTGCTAGCTTGGCATTCGTCACCTGGCCAGCAGCAATTCGAGCGGTTGTTACCCAATTGTTCGCTTCAATCGCGTCAAGGCGTCCAACCTGGGCTGTATCGGCCGAGCCACGCGTGGATGCTTCAGAACTTACAGCCGCGATCCGTGCTGACTCCTCCGCGTCAACATCAGCGATCCGTGCTGTCTCTTCAGCAAGAAGTGCAACGATGGTGGCCTTAAGATCAAGCGCAGCCTGTAGTCCAGTAATATCTGCAAGGGCATAATCTCCTGGTGCGGCGACAACTGCCCCTTGCCGACCAAAGACCGATGTTACCTGATCTGTGTTGTCTACCTTCTCCCATGCAGATCCATTCGAGATAATCCAGTCATTGAGTTTCCAGTCGGTAATGCCGTCGATGCTTGTTGATCCAGCAACTGATACTCGATAGTACCATCCTTTATTGCTACTGGAGGCGGCGGGGATGGTAGGACTATTCGTGTTGGCATTCCATGTCCCCTGATACGATACCGCGCCGAGGACCGTCGCTGGAAGCTGAGCAATAGGAACCTTTCCTGTTCCATCAAGATCAGCTACTCCGCTAGCAGCACCCTTCTGTGTCAGTGGAATAAGCAACGCATCCGCGGCCGCTCGGGCTGATGCTTCGGTGGTTATGTTTCCCTGAAGTGTTGTATCTGCCGATGCTCTTGTAGCTGCTTCGGCAGTAATATTTGTCTGAAGGGTGGTATCTGCAGCCGCTCGTGTTGAAGCCTCAGTTGTATCAGCAGTAGCACGAGTTGACGCTTCAGCATTAATATTGTTCTGAAGAGTCGTATCAGCAGCCGCTCTGGCAGCTATCTCCGCGACAATATCAGTCTGCGCATCCGCCACGTCATCGGCAATGGCCGCAAGCGCGGCGTCAAGACCCGAGATGTCTGCTGTCTCGGCTTGACGCCATACAGTATCATAATCAGTACTAGACTGCTTGAAGGCAAGGTCACCTGCGACTCCCCCAGCCGGCAATCCGACGCCAGGCGTTCCTCGTTCACCAGTGGACGAGACAATAACTGTTATTGAATCATCATCATCGTGAACGACAACGAGAATTTCATCGCTCATGTCGGCACCGAAGCCTGAGGCAATACATCAAAGATGCCTTGGAGTTTGGTTTCTGTATCACCACTTGGAGGAATCCATTGGAAGTCCCACCAATAATTTCTTGCCTTGAGCGTGGCAACTATTTCTGCACTCAGCCGAAGAATTTTTTTGTTTACTGCTGAGCCATCAAGAATTTCAAATTCAGCTTGCGGGGTGTCAAGATCACCTGCATATAACTTGATCTGTGCAAGAAGGGTATAGTCCGTCAGATCAAGTGGCACACCAGCTGGTTGTTCAAACGTCAATGTTTTTCTGAAGGTGTCTCCATGGACAACTTCAAAGTCAAGACGTGCGACTGTTGCCATGATCTTCGTCCCTTTCAATTCCCATCAGCTCATTCCGAGCATCTGAGGATCGGATCAGTTCATCGAGTTTGGCATGAATGGCTTCAGTATCATGATTCTGTGAACTTTGAATCAGAAAGACCATCAGGAACGTGATAATTGTCGTTGTCGTGTTAACGATCAATTGCCACTGTTCCGAGTAGTCAAACTTCGGGCCCATCATGGCCCACCCTACGATGAACGAAAATGCAAGTGCAGAAGCAATTGGATGGCCGGCGTACTGGGAGACAGCGCGAGCCAACTTGATGAAAGCCACGCTGTCTCCCTTCTTGTTACCAGAGACGAATGTTCTCTGCCCCGAGACTCTTGGCAAGCCAAACGATTGCTATAACCACGATGATGATCCTGGCCACCGTCTGTCCTGTAGCATCTGGAATGTATCTGACCAGATAGAACAGGAGTCCGAGGATCAGCAATACGACGAGCAATCCTAGAATGGTCACGCGTCAGTACCGAAGATGTCCACGTCCACGAAGCACTGTGCACCCGCACTGGCAAACTTCACTGTCTTGTGAGTGCCATCAACCGTCCATCCAGCCAGCTTGTTACTAAGCTTGATGGAGTCATCAGGGAAGACATCAAACGTGGGTGTGGTCCCACCGAGCGGTGCAGTAAACGGATTTGATGCACCACCACCCACAGTCACCTTGTTCGCATTGGCTGTGATCGCCTTGACGATAAGGTGCTTGACCTTCACGAAGGTGAGTGCAGCACCGTTCACATCCGTCAGTGATGCGAGGTCAATCTCAACGTTGCTTGCGGCAGGAACAGTGAGGCGGGCAGAGTAGTGGCGGTTGCATTGTCCAGATGCGGTTCCATTTGTGAGGGTGTCGGTGTATGTGGTATTCAGATCCGCCTTGCTTGTGACTCGATCACCAACATCCTTGTAACTTGCGCCGAGCGACAAGCCCAGTGATCCAGAAAGCGTGGTCGTCATGGCCAACACCCCCAGTAATTGGTTCAACTATGATGGAAACGCGCGTAAGGGCAAAGATAGGATGGAGCTACGGTTTGCGCTAGCCCCCACGCTTCTCCAAATCGATGGCCATTTCGACAGCGGCAGGAACACACGTGATAGGCATTTCATCGGTGAGCGCCAAATCCCACCATTCGCGGTCACGTGTTGGTCTTGAAACAACTACGTGACCGCGAGGGAAGGCTGGATCTGACGTCATATCAATCAGGGTGAAACCAATAATTCGTGTACTCACGGACTAGACCAGTCTTTGTCCCTCTCTTCAACCATTTTGTCATGTGCACGAGAGGCAGGGCTGGAGGTAAACAATGCCTCAATATGCGCGGCACGAACACGAATATCTGATCCAGCGCGATCAGTGAAATTGATAAACATTGGATCTGGAACCGAATCTCCCGGCAAAATTATGTTATCAGAGAGCTTGTCGAGCAGGGTGCAGATGCGGTCGCCTTCTGATGTATCAATCTCAAAGATCAGTCGGTTGACAGTATGGAGCATGTAGTACGTCTCATCATTCTCTTTCATGATCTCCACTCCACCGTGACTTTGCCGTAGGAAACCACTTCATGAAGCCCCGATTTGGAGAAATCATCCTTATCTAGCCCCTGCCGGATCCAACCCTTTTCTGTATTGAATTCTTGAACATATTCCCGCTTCCGGCCATCAAGACGAATATCGCCCACTTGGTGTACAAGAAGGGGATTGTGGATTGGGTGAACGTCTCCATTCCGGTCTCGGGCAAACCCCACCCCCTCAGCATTCAACTTAAAGGGCACAAGTGCTTGTGAAGTGGTGGGTTGTAGTTCCTCACAGCTAATCGCCACAGCTGGGAGAAGGAGCAGGGGTTTGAGCGCCTGGCGTCGGTTCACCTTATCTCCCATGGGTCGGGTGGGGGTGGGGGTGGCTTATGCCGATTGAGGGCTTGGATACTGTGTGGGGGATTAAAGTTGCTGATGCCTGGCTCAGTTGGAGCGGAGCAACCCGTAGCGGGGAGCAGCAGTAGGATGGCGATGATGAGGTATTTCATTCTGGATGTCTCCTGTCGGGGGTGAAGGTTAAAGTGTACTGCTGGTTGCAAATGTCACACCTGTCAATGATTGTTAATGTATCATTACGCCGGCCAGTGCGCCGAGCGATCTGCCATCCTCGCATCCTATCCGTCATCCTCAGGAGCAAACGCGCTAGGATGGCTTCAAGCGGACAGTTACATCCTCGTGGCATTGCAGTGTCCTCATAAGTTCATCGAACACTTCTGGGTTGTTCGTGATCTCATGGGCCGTGTTGGGGTGGCACACCGCAATCTCACGCCCGTCTAATCGCAACCTGCTCAGATTAATCGTATGGATCTCCAACGAGCAAAGGTGCGTAAGGCTTCTTCCCATGTATATGCGATAAACTCTTGAAGCACCGTGGCTCGTTGGCTTGGGGTGGTGCCCATCATTATACTGTCATCACTCGGCTCAAACCAAATTTTGTATCGGATCATAATAAAATAAAGCTATAGAACACTCGGGGAAAACAAAAGACTCATAGGTGATCAATGAAAAGTTCATGGCTGAAATGTTTCAGATTTCATCCTGCATGTGGGAGGGGGCACCCTCCCCGCCCGTAAAAAAGGGGTAGCCGTTTCGGCTACCCCCCTTCGGTTTTTACGAACCGTCCTCGCCCGAGTAGGGCGGGAGGTCGCGGGCGACGGGGACGAATCGAATTTCCGAAACGATCCGGCGGGCGATAATCTCCGCCGCCCGCTCTAGAGACTCGCGGACGCTCGGAGCGGCCGGAAGTCCGAGATAGGGGTAGCGCGTATAGCCTCCTAAGCTAAGGGGAGCGGGAGGGCCGCTAGGATCGCCCTAGCGGCCCGTAGGAGCTACTTCGCCGCCTCGGGGGTACTCGGAGCGGGGGTCGCGGTCGCCGCGTCTCGGAGGGCGATTACGGCCGTCCTTACGGCCTTACCCTTCGCGCTCGCTAGCGCGTCCGTTTCGGAAACGACGAACCGGTACTCGCTACCGATTCGGATAGCGTCGAGAATCCCCGCCTCGCCGCCGGAAATTCCGAAATAGCGAACGGTTACGTCTCGGAGTCCGGTAGCGGCGACTAACTCCGCGACGGTCGAGCCTTCGCCCGCCCGGATCGCCGCGAAAACCTTACCCTCGCGGAGGGGGTTAATCCGACCCTCGCGGAGCGCCTTCGGGTCGGGTCCGGTTTTTCCGTCCTTACGGGCGGGGGTCGCTTTCGAGTACGGAGCGACGGTTACGGTCGGAACCTCGGGCGTCTCGGGAGCTACGGCCTCGGGAGCCTCGGGCGTCTCGGGGGCGCGGGTCGCGCGGTTCTTTCGGTTTTTCGTATAGCCTCCTCGGAGTTAACCGAGACGGGAGCGGCCCGTCTCGGAGGGTTCGGTTTTTCGTTCGCCTAGCTCGGGACCGCGCCCGCTCGGCTATCGGGTCGCTCGGCTACTTCCCTCGCGGGGGAGGCTTCCGAATTTCGCGGAGCGACGAGACTATAGTACGAATCCTTCGGAAAAAACGAAACCCGAATAGTACCCGAATTAAACCCGAGTTGTCCGATAGACTAACGCGAGTTGTTCTCGGTCGCGATCAAAATTGTCGAGTGGAAATTGTCGCGCAAAACTCGAGCATGCGACAAGATTGATCCTACAACTTCAAAACCCAACGTCCACAGGCACCAGGGCCACCCACACACCCACCACCCACCCACCAACCATGGACCATTCAACCATTAGGCATTGGTCGCACAGTGGTGTTTGGCATCGCACAGTGGCATTCACCACCAATCACCAATTTTGTTCCATGCTCGAGTTTTGAGTGAAGGCGAAAACACTTCGGGTACTATTCGGGTTTCGCTTTTTTCTGAGGCAACGTAGATTAGTACCTAGGTCGGGGGACGATCCCCTGGCCCGAGCCAAGTGCTCTTTGATAACTCAACAAGAACGGGAGAACACCATGAAGCGCAACAAGAAGAACAGCACCCAGCCTGTGGTCACCGAGACCACCCCCACTCCCACGGTCACCGTCGCTCCCTACAGCAAGGCCACCCCAGCACGCAAGGACGGCAAGACCGGCCCAGACCCAAAGGCGCTCGCAGAGGGCAGGATCAATCCTCTCCGTGAAGGCAAGGTCTGGGACGCCATTCGTCAGGGCGCAGGATCAACGGTCAGCGAGCTTGTGGCTGCCACCGGCCTCCGTGATGTGACGGTGAGGTACTTCGGGATCAGCGCGGGAGAGGCGGGCATCCTGGACGCCATTCGTATCGGCAGTGAGTATCGGTTCGTGATTGCCGAGAACGATGCCAAGGCCAGCGACAAGGCCAAGGCGGTCAGGACCGCGGTGATCGCGATGCGGGATCAGGCGAAGGACACTCCTGCTGAGGTGAAGTAAACACTTGAGGCCATGGGCACCGATGATCTGGTGCCCATGGCCTTTTGTTTTTCTTTTCACCCCATTGCCTCAATTATGCTGGATAGCAGTTGACCATTCAGCATAATTGAACCATTAGGATTGGATGATCAGTGCATCAGTGCACCATTGCACCTCACTGCATCAGGCCAATCTGAGATTCGCAATTTTGTCTCTGATCTTGATCTTTTCACGATCGCTGCTGACGCATTGGTCAATGATGTTTCCAATCTCCAGCATGATGCGCTGGAAATCACGCCTGCCCACTGCGTTAATGGACATGGACTTTCCAATGCGCTCCACCATCCTGGTGACTTCACTAAGCAATCTCATTGAGTCTGCGATATCAAGAATTTGAATTGGCTTTGGATTTGAGCTCTTATAGGACATCACAGCCTTGAGGCATGTCTGATAATCTTTGTTGCGTTTCAGTTCAGCTTCAGTACAATTGGTCTCCAACATCTCCATTATGGATTCAAGTGAAGCGAACAGTTTGGGTGTCGGAACACCAGCCATGTATGATTCATGCCATGCGATCAGCGCAGCTGTAAATTCATCATATCTGTTAATGTGATCAACCAGGAGTGCTCTGGTGGCTGCCACTTCAGGCAACGTGTTGAGTGGATCTTCTGTTTCATCCATCTCTGAAATGAGATCAGCCAGCCTGGTATGCTTAACTGAACTGAATCGTCCATGTTTAATGCGATTGTTCCCACCATGCAGCCAACATGCTCCTTCACCAGCGTGATCTGTCTTATGTCCAGCATTCTGTGTACAGTATGGCCCTTTGGCTGCTGGATTGCGTGTTGGACGTGCACAATACCCACGGAGAACAAGCAGCTTCTGTTCATCAGTCGCAGTTTCAAGATCAAATGCCATTGCAATGTTCTCCAATGCATGGGGTCATGTAGTCATACACCCAACACACCAACTTTGAATCATGGTAATTTCATTGATTCACCAGTTTCAGAGCCCACCAATGTTGTTTGTAACAGCCAATACGCTATACGTGAATGTTGATTTGCGCTGTGCTTCATGTGTGACTGGTTGCGGCCACCCACCCCATATCCCGGCCTCCCCCGCCTATTGCCCTTCCGCATAAAACCCCTACTAGGCACTCGCGAGGAGTCTACTAAATCGTCACTGTTTTAGCGAGACACACCCGGTGATATAGAGATAACACTATATACTATATAGAGTTACATCAGTTTTACATGATATTGGCATATATTAGCAAAATGTTCATGTATCAATATCATATTAAGTATATGTATTTTCATATACTTACATTGATTCAGACTATTTCGTATATTAGCTATTGGGTATCCATGCCGAAAAAAAACTTCATAGCTCTCTCGCGAGAGCCTAATAGGGGATATTATGTTTGACTGGATAAACGACCCCACGATCCATCTTTGCCCTTGACTAAAAAATCACCAATCGCCCACCCTGGATCTTGACGCATTGGAAAGGCCACAATATCATGCGTTACATATGCCTCATATAATGGGCCCAATAACCCACGCCCGTCACGCTCATACTGGCTTATGCGCAACTCATATTCCACAGCGCCTACATCAGGTCCAAAGATCGTTCTCCGCAGCACAGTCCCCACTGTCGAATAACCTGGATTCCAATCATTACTATTAGTAGTCACATCCTCTTTAATCACCATTGTCCGTTCCGCATATGGCACCACACCTGGCGTCCTTGCCGGCAGAAAGCGCCTCAATGCACCATTGCCCAATGCACTGGTCAGTGCACCAAGCCATCCTCTCCTGTTCATTTCCGTACCTCCATGTAATGGGCTCGCTGATGCGAAGGGTGATAATGGGTAATGCGTTCAAACGTGCGTTCTAGCTTGATGCTATATACTGGATCATACTGTTCACCAGGATCACGTATAATTATTGGACCATCCATAAATGGCATTCGCCACCTGCTTGGCGGTGGGCCAGCCCATTCGATTGTTTCCACCAGGACACCCACACCAGCCCATAGCAACAGTTCCATTATCGCATAGCCTGTTTCATAGCACTATTCGCTCCTTCACGCAGAGCACGGCTCACACGAGCATCCACGATTTTCATCAAAAGATTATCATTCTTCAACTTCTGAATTATTTCCTTCTCAACATAGTTCAATATCATCTCCCGCTGCTCTCGCAATTGCTCATGCGTTACAAACATATCCGCACGATATAATGGCGTATCACCGCACAACTCCTTCTTCTGAGCCCATGGAAGCCGAGGCATGATCCCAGTTCCCCATTCCACGCCACCTGTATGGCCAGATTCCAATAGATCCACCATTGGTCGAATCTCATATTTATCAGCAACAATACATCCAGGGTGCGACGCACTCCACCCACGTGAGGGATCAATTCGCACGCCAATAAAGTGCTTTGGCTCCTGGCTCGCTTCACCACAGCCAAGACAGATGCCCCTCCACCATCGAGTCGCAAGATCCCAATTCCACATTCCATAGTTAGTCATTATAACAATCCCTCCACTTTGTAGTTGTTCGCACGGACCACTTCAATATCCTGTTGTAAACCGGCCAGATACATTCGTGCTTGTTCATATGTCAAGGGTGTTTCTTTGGCCAGATGAACAGCGCTGATATGATGGTCACCCATTGATAAGTCCATCAGCGCACCGGGACTCATGCCAGGCGCCCATGCCAGCAGTGCAGCGAGCCGACTACATAATGTAATTTCATCAAGATTCACTTCAGATTCTCCTCGCAATGAATGTATTCTCTCATTTTGCGCATCTTTTCATCATATCCCTTCTTGAGATACTCATCATAAATATCGCCATGCCCTACGAGCCAGTCTGCGATTCTGATTAGCTGGCCAAGTTCACGCGCCAAGTGATAATGATTACACCCACCACCAATAATATTTGGATTCTCAGAATCCATTCCATGACGAAGACACTTGCCCACAGCCTGAATTACTTCACCAGCCTCTTCAGCGCAAATGGCCAATCGCTCAATCTGGGCAGGATTCATGGTTCCCTTCCAGCATCAATCTCAGCCTGAATCTTCTCAAAGACCTGGAAGCATGCACGCACATAGGGGCTGCTTGGTTTTTGGCCAGCATCCCATTGATCAAGTGCCGTCTGAACAATTCGCTTATTGATTCCCTGCTTTTCGATTTGTGTCTTCAACTTCTCACGCAACTCAGGAATGAAGTTCATGCGGGCCATGTTCATCTCCAAGTTCTCTGAGGTGATCCTTCAAGGGTGTAAGATCAAGCACCATTCTTTGACCATTCAGTTTGGGTCTGCACAGCAACCACCATTTCATTCCCTCTTCACTGCTTAAATCCACTTCATTTGGGATTCTATCCAACTGGATCCACGTCAATGGACTCACCTCCATACTTCGCTGCTAGCCAGAACCATATGCCAGCGCCAATAAGGTCAAGTAGTGCCCACCAGTATTCTCTCCTAAATGCCATGATGATGGCGAACCATATCAATAAGCCGCAAATGAACATACATTTCGCAGTGAAAGTGAGCTTCATGCCAGAATCCTCACCTTCGCATCAAAAAGGCATGAATTGATTTCCCCACCATGATGTTTCGTTTTCAACCACATTTCACCACGTTCATCTTCACTGATATCAGCAAATTCAATCACACCAATTGGCCATTGTACTAAATACGTTCCAGGCTCAAGCTTTGGCGCATCACCACGACAGTCTCTTCCTGGCTCAAGAACTGAATAATGCACATTGCCTTCCCGAATATGCCGACACAAGTATTTGAATTTTGGATTTACCATCACGCACGCTTCCTTCTTCCATGAGACTCCATGAATGAATCCACCGCAACTTCAAAGAGCGCAGCCATTCGTAATACGCAATCAACACAAAGGAAATGATTCACTGTATCTTTTGTTGTCGTTCGACGCTTACCATTAACACGTTCACGTGTTGTTGAGATGCTTAGAACAGCCATGGCCTGCGCATTAATATCGCATGCCTTACACTGTACAGGATCAGGATTACCAACATCGAGTGTTTCCACGCGTACATCAATCATAGTAATAGTCCCCCACCATGACGGAGCTTACGCTCATTCACAAGTTTGATTTTCTGAAACTTTACACTACTCTCAATTCGCAGAATGCGACGTATCATGAGTTTCTTTGCCTTCTCAAAAGTAGTTTTATCACTTGCTACTTCATCATTTGTTCCCTGACTATTTGACCATCCAAGATTACCTGCTGTACGAATCAATTCATCAAGCAACTTCGCACTTGTGTGCGTGATCTTCGGATATTCACCAGCCAGCCGCTCCCGTTCTTGTTTGCCGATAATCATTTGGCAATGTTCTCCTTTTCCATTTTCTCAAGCAAGAGATCACGCTGTTCTGTCCATTGTCGAACCCACTCTTTTAATGCATCAGTAAGTACGTGATCTCTGCCCATGATTCGATTGTAGATATCATAGTGATCTTCCAGATCTTTGGCCAACCACTCCGGCACAATGACATTCTTCTCAAGTACAATATACATCACGAGTTTCTTGCCCTTATGCCGGAGTAATCGCTTACCAACGGAATAGGCATGCGTGATAGCCTGGCCAATCTCAAGCTCGTTTTGCGGTTCGTGTTCCATTCGCACGCTCCATCCACCAGTCATAGGTTTCCTGCCATTCACCAGCACCATCCTCACGCTTGTTCAGGGTCACATGCGCGATGCCCATCTCAATACCCATCTCCTCAATCGGAATACCATGACGCCGACGCCAGATTGCCATAAGCTCAGGCTTGGTTGGTGTTCCCTTCATGATAATCGTTTTGGGTGTACGCGGGCACTTGGGGTGCCCTGTCTCGTGCATGCGCCATTCCCTAACATCCATTCCATGCTTCTTCGCAATCTTACTCTGCGTCATTCCAGATCGTCTACGGAACAGGTACACGCGTTCTGCTGTCGTGAGACGATTATGGATTAGCTCCGCCCTGATTGTCATCATTCATTCCTCCTTTCGCCATCGCTTCCGTCCAAAGTGTAGCTTGAAATGTTCCAGCTAGGGGCAATGCCTCCTTCGGCTTGAACCCTGCATGGATAAGTGCTTGATAATACTTAAACACAGCTTCTGCTCCTTGACGAAGTCCAGCAGTCATCTGCTCCATGCGATGGATTGCCTTGGCCTCTTCAGGTGTCATAGTCATGCTTGCTTCCTTATGTGCCCATTGTAGTAGGTTGTCTGCGTCGTTTTCAGCATCACCCGATGCCTCGCGGCGTGCGCATGCCGGGAAGCCCAGCGTCGTACATTGATCGCATCCGTTCCAACCCCGCCGTTCTTCTGTGGCTCAGCATCACAATGTTCGCATACGGCAAGGCATGATTCGCCGGTCCTCGTTGCCGGCCGTCTCCGCCCTGTAATCATACACGTATCCTCCTTCTCGATCATAAGGTTCACTCCGAAAGATACCCCGTTTCGGGAAATCAGAAAGGGGCATCGCTAAAAACGAATGCAGCACCTTGTTAGAGCCTGCTTCTCCCCGCCCGGCCCCCGAGGTCCGCCCGAGGGGAGAAGCAGGGTGCACGGCCCTGCTACGGGCGCGAGACCGCCTGTCGCTCGGCGCGGAGCGCGGCCGTTCGCCGTTCAAGCTCGGCAAGATCATCGTCCCATTGCTGTGAGCGTGTATGATTAATATCCGATCCAATCACCGTTAGCTTCATTTCTCCAGCCATACTTAGACTCATCTCACTCGATGTTGTCTGATCCTTGGCTTGGGTAATCTCCTTCGCCATAGCTTCATACTGATCTGCTATATGCATGTGCATGACTCGCATCTTTGATATCGCCTCTCGGTGTTTCTCTGATCGTGCCTTTTCATTCGTAAGCGCGAGTGCTTGGATGCGATTGATCCTCGCTATCTCATTGCATGCATTATACAAATACCGCAACCCATCAGCCGTTATCGGCACAGGTACAATGTCGCCGGGATTATGAACATGTCGTATCATAATTAATGTCCTGGTGAATTAGTATCAAACATAACAACATTATCAATACGCAGATCCTCGACTCCAATGATTTTATAGGAATCAGAGTATCCTGCTTCTCCATGTATCTGAACTATCACAGTAGCATTATCGCATCTATGCGGCAATTCATCGAGAAACACTCGTAATTCTTTGACTGTCATCTTGTCGCCTTTCGTAAACGTCCGTAGCACCGTGTAGGACGCTGTTTCGCGCCCGAGGCTACTCCGGGTCGCCCCTCCCTGTAAAACAGGCTCCTAGGCCCCGTTCCGGCCGCGAGACATCGTGTCACACTCGGCCCTAGTCGGGAAGCTCGCCGGTCCCGATGAGAACCAGCGTACCGTTGGTTCCACCGATACCTGCTGGAATATGGACAGCTTGAACTAACTCCATACGATGTTCTAGTTTAGCCACAAGAGTGTCAAGTGCTGCATCAACTTTCTTCTGAGTATTAATGGCATCTGTCGTTCCGTCAATCCTGATTGCTACTGCGGCGAATGTACTCATTGTGGTTGCCTCTGTAACCAACGTTGAAGTTCAACTAGACTCTGCGCTAGTTGCATTGAGTGTCGAAGGGCATCCCGATACTGACCTTGACGAATGTCGTCCTTAACTGCTTTTGCCGCATTCTCCATTCCTATCGCACAGCTGCGCGCGTCCGTTCGATCCTGGATGATGTAATCTCCACCAACGCGAGGGAATGTTTCAACGACGCGCTTCATGTCGTCTAGCTCATGCCCCTCGCATCTGCTCCACTCGCCCGCCTTAACCTTGGGGCAATCACTATTAAGTCCATGGGTTAGAATGCGTTGAGTCATTTCTCAATCCTCATTGCTCGGTGACTTGCTGTATGGATCGCCATCCACCTCCAACGCTGGTATGCTGACATTCCAGACGGTGGAGTGATCTCACAGATCCCGCATTGATTGCGAATGCCCACGTGGCGTCCTGCTGGAATCGTGGAGAAGTGCTGATCCCACCTGTTCGGCAAGACTGCGGACAGAGCGGCCAGTGCCCGCTGCGTAGGCTTCCAGCCATCCCTGCGTTCTGCCGAGAGCGTAAATGAACTGCTCTTCTGTTGGATCTTCTTTGCGCGCATGCCTCAGGCTCCCATTGTTAAGTTTTTCCCCAAACTTTCTCCGCGCCGCCACAGCAGCCTTGCCTCGATCAAGAAGTGCCTTCGATCTGATTCTTCCTTCTGGCGTTTGTGTCCAATGTTGCTTCTTCATATCTCCTCCCAGCATAGAGTGAACTCACATCAGCAACTACTTCGACACCCATGTCTTTTTCCACTCGCTGAATTGCTGTCCAATGGCTGTTAACGTATTTTTGAATGTCTTCAATCTTCCAAGCTTTCGGGACGCGAAGGTGGAAACGATGTTCCACCAATAGCACTTTGTCGTCCATACAGTTACCCTCACTGTTCGGTTCTCAAGTATGTAATCCACAATAAATTGAACGTTCTGAAGATCATAATTTGACAACCACCATACGCTACAATCTGCCTCAACATGTGGATGCCAATTGGAGAAGTTATCCAGAGCCATCGCAGCCGCCATCGCAGACGGCATATCTGGTAGCTGGATTGTATACACCTTCATAGAAGCCTCGGCAGCAATTGATTAACTACAGGCCAACCAAACGATTTCCAACGTTCAACTGATGGTCCTGACTCCTTCGCCCCTCGGCACCTCAGAGTAATCCGCCGAGGTTTTAGTCCGTCATGAACTTCCCAATCCAACTTTGTCACATCCTCCTGTGTTGCCGGGTAGCACCCATCGTACCGAAGCATGTCGGTCGGAAAGTGACCTGTGCCTTCTACGATAAACTCATGAATGTACGTGCGCATTGCCGGCCCTCTCTAGGTTCACACAGTCAATACATTCAGTATCCACACTGAAGATGTAGTTTACACCAGGCTTCAAGATGACGTTCTCCTGTTCACAAAGGCGCATCTCAATTGTCTCAGCTTTCTTTCCCCTCTCTGTCAGCAGAATGCGCTCATTCTCGGTGATCGGCACCGACAGTGCCAGAGCGTCATTCGCCCAGATTTCCAGAACGGGTATGGATTCACCGTTCGCATGATGGTCATTTCGCCGAAGCTCAATCATATCGTCATTACCTCCATGTCGGTTAGCCAACTGTTGTAGTAGAACGCCAAACCCTCCATCTTGTCCGGTGGCACAGGTACACCATTCCATTCCATGACCCGTACCCATGCCACAGTGCCGTCCTCAGATTCCTTTCCAACAGTGCCAATTGCCACAGATGGAGTTTGCCGGTCCCCGCCTTTGTGTATGGCGACGATTCTCATAGCTTGCTCCACTTCTCAATTTTGTTCTTTACATTATCCCATGGGATACGATTGAAGCCATGCTGAGCATAATGTCTAATTACCTCAACTATACCAGCATCGCTAAACTGATATCCCATATTCACCGCGTCATTCTTCAGAGTGAAGCGGTGGACTTCCCACTTGCCCTCAATGTCCCGATATGTCACCCACAGGACACGTTGACTGCTTCGATTTGTTATGAAGAAGTCATGAACGTGATCACCTGGGTTTATGGATTGTGACATCCATCCGTCTCCCGGCAAAGGTTCACGTAATAGGCATAGGCAGCAGGGCCAAGATACTCCAGCACCTGATCCGGTTCATAGATCACAAACGTCATTGACCACATCGACAGCGCGTCATCGTGTACCTCAGCAGACATCTTCTCCAACGGCATACAGTCAAGAGCATCCTGTACCGTAATCATATCAGGGTCATTCACATCCGCGGCCGAGACGCCCCGAAGGTTATCAATCAGTTCAATCATCAGCGCGGGGTTATGGATGTACTTGCCCGGACCTACGTGATTCTGGACTTGCCACGCAAGAGCAAGTGCCGCATTTCGGCTCAATGGCCGAGTATCTTTCTCAGGCATCAGAGTAGTCCGAATCCATGGTTAAGGTCAAAGCCACAATCCACGCAGAACTCAGATGGGTCTTCACTGCTATCACGACCAGGTCCATTTGGAACGCCCGAATCTGACTTCATCTTGTGGAATCCTCGGTACAGACACACTCCTGCTTTCTTCTCTGTATCAGGATGACGCTTCAGAGCATCAACGTCAAAGTCTGAATACTGTTCGGCTTTCATGGTTCTCATGTGAAGAACCTCAGGTTGCCCGACTTTGGAGGCCATTCATTGAACTCCACTTCCTCAACTCCTTCACTGCCCTCAATACAGGTAGGGTCATCTTGGATCAAGAATCCCTCGTTGCTTGTATCACCCTCCAACCTGCCCGCCCAGCACCCCGGCACCTTGGGATCTTCAATCATGTCGAACGTCGCGCTCGGATCGCCAATGTAGTCCCTGAACGCAGCGATGGCTTCATGTCTCGTTGGCATTATGCCGAATCTCCCCGTTTGGATAGATCATGGTGATCGGTTTATGCGCCGCTCGCGTATACCTAACTGTCGCCCATGTTCCGCTCCGAAGAACTTCAGCATGCTCCTTCGGGCAAGCGATCATAAGTGTCGCGTGTGCCACGATGATTCGATTCCGATTGAGTGGCGTTCCGGGGGTGATTGGGTGTACAATCACGCTGATCCCCGGCCATTTCTTGCCTTTCTGTTTCTCCGAAGGCCAAACATGAACTGTAATTCCGAGTCCGACACACAGATTGTGAAAGACATCATCGCCCTCATCCGCTCCGCCATGTATGGCATAATCAATATGGAGCGGCTTTAAGTGACTCTTGATATAATGCTCCAGCGCCGCCCTTTGCTGACAGGGCAAGACCGTCCTGGAGGTGCCGGTAAATCCGAGGACAATCATCACTTCCCCCTTGGGTCAGAAGCCCAGTGCTGCGCCTTCTCCACATCATCCCAACCCGTGGGTGGTTCATCGCCTTCTCTGCTCATAAACTCTGCCTCGGTAAGCGGCAACGTCTCACTGATACTCACACGGTCAAATATCTCGTCAGGGTGATCGCAAACGTACATCTGAATCGTTTTCTTGATCCATTCAAGTTCCTTCTCTCTACCTGCTTGATCCGTCGCGTATAGCGCGACCGGGATCGAAAGGTTGATCTGTCTGTATTCCATCGGTGTACCACTCCTGTCTCTATAGTGTTGGACGCATGCGGGGCTTCGCGGCCCCGCCGTTGCTGATTGTTAGATCGTCCTCACGAGGTTCACTGAGATCACGTCGTGGTACGCCACTGGGTGCGGACTGTCTTTCGGGTAGAACACTCGGACACGCTTGGCGATCTTGTAGAGGCCGCATTGGGCGCAGAGCTTCATTTCCTGAGTTACCGACCGACCGAAGCACTTCGTCACTACTGCGAAGAGGCCTGACGCTCTATTGTTCTTACACATCTTACAAAGCGTCATATCGAGCGGCCGATCCGGCGCGAAAGAAGGAGTCTCCGATGAACACATTTTTGTTCCTTTCTCTGAGTCGTTCGTCTCGGGGAGCGGCCCGCGAGGCCGGTATCTAAAGATACGAAACTCAGAGAAAAAGCGAAAGACTCAGAGCCTGCTCGCTATACGCGCCCAATTCGCCCATTCCCTGGGTGTTGGCAACTCCCGGTCATACGATACGATCAGTGCCGTCATTCCATTAAGCGAGAAGGTATAGGGCATCTTCTTCAGTTCACTTATCCCACCATTGAAAATCTGAATGCCCTTCACGATATAATGTTGATCATCTAACCTTGCCTCCATAACAACTTTGCCTTCATTAATAACTTGGATCATCTGCGCCCCCTGTTCTTTCGTGATCCTGTGTGGCCTCGGCCAATACGTGAAAACTTGAGCTTCCATGATTCGGGGTCATCTTCTGTTTTACCCTCCATATCATTAATGATCTGAACTGCTTCTGTTATGCTCACGGTGCGCT